AACCTCGCGCCAAAAAGGTTCTCGATCCTAATGCACCTACCAAAACTCGCAAACCTCGCACCAAGAAAAACCAAGATAACGACCTCATCAACGAACTTCAAATCCTCTCTTCTATTCTTGGCTCTTCTCCTACACAAGAAACCGCTGTGGCGGACAAGGAGGAAACAGACAGCACGCAAGATTCCCCCGAGGAAGACCTCGACGTCAGAGAGTTTGTATATAACAAAAAGGCATACTTGATTGACGATTCCACAGGGAACGTCTTCGATGCCGAGTCTCATGACCACATTGGGGTGTTCGACGCAGAGAAGAATGTATTGACTTTTGTGTAATGTAACTATTGTGTATTAAATAAATAAAAAAATAAATAAAAGGCATTTAACCCTTTTTTATTCCTTCCAACGACAATACATCCGTATATTGAATGATTAGTTTTAAGGTAATTATTTTATTCTTTTTTACGCCAACTTCAGAATCAACGTCGGATTCGATATCTTCGTCATTATTTGAAACGATTTCGGGCGCTTTTTTTTCTTGAGCAACTTCGCTTGGAACAGATAATTTTATTGGGTCTGATAAATCACTAATGCTTTTTTGGATAGACGAAAAAATACCTTCGTTGGAAGAGTTGTTTAAATATACAGGCGCTGGAGCTAGTGTCGGATTAACTTCGGCCGATTGCGCATTTATATCTTCATCAGTAGGTAATGTTTCTTCTAATATTTTTTTGGATTGATCTGCCGTGTCAATAAAATTTCCGTTTTCTGCAGAAGTAATATCAATTAATTTTTTTGTATAATCTTCTTCAACGTGCCCCTTAAAATCACGAAATAACATATCATAAATGTTGGAACTTTCAGCCTTTATGTCGTGTTTTTTTTTAAACACTGTATCCATAAAGTTCTCAAACATATTATAAGGATAAGTATTTGAACTTCCAGAATCAATAGAACCTCCTCCGCCTGTCATTTTGGGATCGCTCAAATTAAATATTTCATAATTAAGTCCTAACTCTTTTAATTTTTTTCCAAATAAGGTTTTGAAATTTTCTATAGCGTTTTCTCCGTCTAATGCCAACAAATCAAACTCAAACTCTATAGAATTAGGTTTTGTCATATATACTGAACAAACATATAATATTTATTTCCTTATTGCGAAAAATTGATTTTTCAACCAGCTAAATAAATAATGCAAACTTAAAAACATGGTTAAGAACACAAAAGGTGGAAAGGGCGCAAAAAGTTTAGCTAGAAAAACAACAACAACCAACTTTAATGCTGGCGAAAAATTGCGATTGGCTGTGGATGAATTGGAAAGATATGCTTGTGTAACGAAGATGTTTGGAAACGGAATGTGCGAGATAACGTTAAACGACAATCAAAAACTCGTTGGTCATATTCGCGGAGCGTTTCGTGGTAGACAAAAGCATCGCAATTTAATTACAATTCATAGTATTGTAATGGTTGGTCTTAGAGAGTGGGAAGAAGTAAGCAAAAATTGTGATATATTATACATTTATGATGATGGTCAGATTGACCAACTAAAAAATATACCTCAGATTAATATCAAAAATTTATTAAGCATGAAGATTATGTTCGGTGGAAGCACGTCTGAACAATCAGATATTCATTTCACAAACGAAACCGAAAAGGACATAAAAGAAATGCTAGATACAGTTCAAACGTTTGAATTTGGAGAAGAACAAGAGGTAGACTTGGACGACATCTAGAAAGTTCTCGAAAAATAAAAATTGATTCGTTTTTTTACTAGTAGTCAACTCAAACTAAACCAAGCCAGTGGCTATATTAAAATGTCGACCGTCACGGAGTGCTGTATTTGCTTCGAGGAGATTGGCAGCAAGAACAACTGCACGACTCCGTGCGGGCACCAATTCTGTTTTGTTTGTATGAGCAAAAGCTTGGCAAACAACAACACGTGCCCTTGCTGCCGCGCAGTTCTCATGGAAGTTCCAGACGAGGATGAAGATAGTGATTATTCAGATAGCGACAGCGACGAGGAAGAAGAAGAAGAGGACTTTGATTTCCCAGAAGACGCCAATCTAGACCGAATTACCGAAAAATTTATGGCAAAGGGCTACGGACCCACAGATTTGATGGTCATGCTTGTCGGACGCATCAAGGAGAGAAACGACAAGTACAACCCAGAAACCATCAAAAAGATGTACACAGATTTAAATGAAATCGTCGACGATTTGGAAAAGCAGAAGGACGAACTCAAGCTATTTGGTGCGGAAGATATTCGAATTGCGTAAATCACAACAAGTGTTTGTTATGTACAACAATGCTTATAATAATCAAACAAACTATAGAAACACATAAAAACGAAAAAAACATTGCACATAGGCTGTAAAAAGTGCATTGTTTTTTTTCTATAATATCAGAAAAATAAATAGAACACTCAGGGCATCGCAAGCTTTCGTTAAGCCATGATTTCATGCATGACACGTGACAATATGGTCGACATATACAATTTATGCGATACAATTTATTGTCTATTTTGAAACAATCAGTATTATAAGTTAAAAATATATGTTGGTTATTTGATTTACCTAAACAAAAAATACAATTTTCATGACAATTAAATAGGGGTTCGTTATAATATTGGTAATTAGAACAACAATTCATAAAATAAATAAGCTATCCTATTTATTTTATTTAACATAAGAATAAATTAAACCATTAATAATAACGATAAATCTAGAGGAGATATAGGACGACGAGGCCAACAGGTTAAAGAAAAACCAGATGTGTCGTTATTATTGCCCTTAAAAGTAATATTGTCGCATTTAACGACTTCTATCATTTTATGGTTAACTACAATAATAGGATGTTCTTTGCCCCTATTTATGTGTTTTTTAAAAGTAAACAGTTTCAAAGAACAATGCGTTAGTTGAAAACAAAGAAGTAAAAGAATGGTTTGATTTCTCATAGTTGAATTAATAATAAAAAACACCAGATAAATAAACAATTCAATTTTATTTATCAATGATTTGTAGACGTATTTTTTTCTTAGTCTTTTCTTCGTTTTGAAACAGAAATAGTTTGAACTTATGAGATGAGAAATTATCTACGTCAACTATGATATTAATGCGAGAGAGCATCTTCAATTCTTTCAAATATACCATATAACTTAAAATGAAATTATCGCGCAACATTTTATCAAATACAATACCAGTATATTCTTTTTCCATAATTTCTGGGTCTTGAAAACATCGATCGAGAAGCGCACAATCTGTCTGAACTTTACGAATTGAACGCATAGAAGTATTCAAATAATCCAGTTCTCCTAGCCAAGTATCTAAAAATCGTTTTGCGTTTGTACTAACTTCTGCAACCAGATTAATACCGCCAAATAAAATAATTTGATTAAGCAAATCAACTAGGCGTCGGATTGGACTAGTAATATGAACGTATGAAGTTGCTTTCATGAAATCATGTTTCATTGTGCTTTGTCCATTAAAAGCCACATATTGCCCTATGGTATTATTCCAAGATTGAATAACGCGAACCGTGTCTTCGTCAATTCCGGCAATAGTATTTACCACAGGATTTACGTATGTAACAGAACGAAATACGCCCATATTATTATTATGCAACAATTCTGCAGAGTGCATGTTCATAAAAACCATCCAATGAGCTATAACGTCATGACTATCAACAACATTTGTGTTCATTCTCTTAGAAATCTCCAATAGTTGTTGGTAAGAAGAATCATCATGAAGTTCCGGCTCTTCATAATAATAATTCCGGCCAACTTGTATAAGAACATTTTTGTATTGAATATCTCTTGGACCGTCGGTGCCCATTATAAATTCCATAGTAAAAGCAAATCGGGGTTGTTTTTGTTGAAGACTACATAGTGTATCTGATAATATGGTGGGTAACATTGGCCGTCGTCGGTCTGGAAGATAAATAGTAGCAACGCGTTTACTAAAAGAATCCCAGAGACCTAGTGTTTCGAGCCATAAATAAACGTTAGCAATATAAATAGAAATTTTGTATTCTCCATTTTCTAATTTTTCTATAGCATAACCATCGTCATAATCAGTGCTAGTTTTTGGGTCAATAGTAAATATATAACGGTCGCGCCGGTCTTCGATTTTGAACGCAGGGTTTTTCAATATTTGGTCAACGTATTCGTCCGTAGTTTTTTTATTTAATTCCTGGCGCGTTTTGTTAGTGAAATCAGTTAGGCTTACGTGCAGACTTTTACAATATAATTGGTATTCATAAAAGACCTCCAGATTGTCTACGTCGCCCAGAGTTTCTATCAGTAGTCCATGTGGATGTTTTTCGGTCCAACTATTAAAACAGAAAACTACGTATTTGTTTTTCTGAACTTTTGAGAACCCTACCTTTACATCATAAGGGACAAGAAACGGTGGAACATGCTTATCATCGGGAATACATTTATATAGAAGACGTTTTTTGTTAGCGGTTCTACCAAACGTTTTGTTGTTCTCGAGCATAAGAACACCAGCCATTCTACTCGCTGATTTTACATAGGATTTAATCACTTTGAAAGAACCATTTTCGAGAACAAGTACGTCACGGCTGAAAAGTTTATCAGCGATTGGATTAATAGCGCCGAGTTCGGGGAATTCGTCGACGCTAAGAACAGCGTTGGTTTCATGACAATGAAAATCCCAGGACGTATATTTATTATCAGATATTAGTATTTTTATTTCCTTCATTATGTTGGTTTGTATTTACGTGTTTAATTGAGTTAAACATCTAATCAATTTTTCTAGTAGTAAAATAACAATAATGAATACAAAAGATTTAGTATTTAATATATATATTATAAATTTAGACAAGGACGTAGATAGGCTAGAAAAAATAACAACAGAATTAAAGCCGAATACATTTAAACGAATAAAAGCCATTAACGGCAACGAACATGATTTTATTAATGAGCCTTCTATATATAAAACATCAAAATACTTTTGTCCAAAATCAGTATTAGGTTGCAATTTAAGTCATAGACTGGCATTAAAAACGTTTTTAGACGAATCAAAAAAAGATATGGCGTTAGTATTAGAGGACGACGCAGAACCTATTCATAAAAATTATATCGAAAGAATAGAAAAATGTATTTATTCTGCTCCTGATGACTGGGATATAATAAAATTAGATTGGATGAGAAATTTGCCATTTGGCGACAGTAAAAAAGAGTTTTTATGCGGATATTCGGCGTTTGCTACAGCATATCTTATTAACAAAAAGGGTGCTAATAAAATTTTGAATAATATTATTTATTGGCATTATGATGTTGACATAAATTTCTATGGACTAAAAATATATAACAACAGTGAAAAATTATTTAAACAGAATTGGAACAATAACGGCTCTAATAATCAGAATATACCATTTCTTATAACAAATATTGAAACAATAGATGTTTTAAATTACAAAATACTTAGGGTAGAAGATACAGAGTTTTCTGGCAGCGGGCTTTTGTGTTTTATAATTTTTACCTGCGTATTAATGAATTGTTGTTACGACTGACATCATAAAAATTCTTTTACGTATAGTTCTCCTCTTTCGTTTAAATATTGAGAACAATTTTTATAATTGAGTCGATGTGAAAATAAATTATTAAACGGGTTATCAAAAAACCCACTATTGTCAATATTTCCGCCAAATTTTAAAGAATCATAAGAATTACCATATAATGTTTCTCTAACATTATGAATAGGAGACAAAACAATTATTGGTATCTGATTTTTAAATAAAAAATTAGCTATTATCAAATCATCAGACGCATAACAAAATTTGGGTAAACCTAGTAGTGTCGATTTATCAAATCCATCAAAAAATTTAGATTTATATAAAACGCCGCTAAATCCCATTACATCAGCTCCATAAAACGTGTATTTATTTAATTTGTTATTATATTCATAACGATTATATTTGTCTACCATCCCCGTAATTGTACAATCTGGATATTCATAAGAATATTGAAGTAAATTTTCAATAACGTCCTTATTATAAATGATATCATCATCTACAGATATTAATACAGTATCTGGGTCATTATATAATAGAGAAGTAGGAACAACTTTTGTTGCAGGTCCAATATCTTCGCATCGATTAATTTCTATCAACTCATTATTGGTAATGAAATCAGGTATTTCGTCGTAAGTGGAACCGTCACGTTTGAAAACATGAGGCAAATTAAGTACTATTTTATTAGGCAAAATTGTTTGTTGCATTATACTATCAATAACTACTTTTATTTTAGAAATACGTTTGGGTGACGTTGTTAAAGTAACAATTACTAAAGGAAATTCATCTTTTAATTTTTCAGTATTTATTTTATCTTCAACAAAAAACGACTTGCAAAATATATGGAAGAATCTATATTTTCCGTCATACACATAATACACTAAAATTAAAATACATATTGCCAGTAAAAAAAATAAATAAAATATGTATTTCAAGTTCATTTATAATATACAATAACAAAATAAATACATCTTTTGTTATTATATAACCGTAATGCCACCAAAATTTTATAAAAAGAAAACGTTCTCAAAATCCTCTGCGCCTTCAGCAACGCATAGTGCTAACAAAATAAATTATTCCGCTACTTTCTTAATCATTGTTGAATCTCCATCAAAATGTAAGAAGATAGAGGGATTCTTAGGTTCCGACTACTGTTGTATTGCATCAAAGGGGCATATACGCACAGTAGACGGATTAAAATCAATTGATACGAAAGGAACTTTTGAGCCAACGTTCTCAATCATAGATGAAAAAAAGCCACATGTTGAATTCATGCATGAAGTCATTGGACGGTTCTCAAAATCAAATATTATATTAGCATCCGACGACGATAGGGAAGGAGAAGCAATTGCATGGCATATCTGCAAAGTATTTGGGCTTGCTGTGGAAACTACGCCTCGTATTGTGTTTCATGAAGTTACAGAGTTAGCGTTGATAAAGGCTGTAGGTTCTCCGAGGCGCATAAACATGAATCTGGTGCAGGCACAACAAGCAAGACAAGTGCTTGATATTATAGTTGGATATAGGATTTCGCCATATTTGTGGAAATATTTATATCATAACAAAAACAATTCGCTTAGTGCTGGTAGATGTCAAACGCCTGCACTTAGATTAGTTTACGATAATGAAAAGGAGAAAAAAGCATTTGAATTAAAATACAAAACGGTTGGTTCATTCTTTGGTAAAAACGTATCATTTGAATTAAACAAAGAGTTCGATGACGACAAGCAGGTTCTCGAATTTATGGAAAAATCAAAGGGTTTTGCTTACACACTTACGGTTGGTCAGCCAAAAGAATCGCGCAGATCTGCTCCAAAGCCGTTTACTACATCGCGACTGCTACAGACAGCAAGTAGTTCATTGCATATTTCGCCAAAGGAGACAATGTCTTTGTGTCAGCAGTTATATCAGGAGGGACATATTACGTATATGAGAACAGAGAGTGCAAAATATTCGGGGGTGTTTTTAGAACAATGTAAAAAGTATATATTAGCCCAATTTACGAGAACAGAATACTTAGGCGATTTACAGGTTCTCGAAAACAAGGACATAAATAATCCTCATGAGGCCATTCGTGTTACTCATGTGACAACAAGTTCAATAAACACGGATAATGCGCGTCTTTCATCTATGTATAAATTAATATGGAAGAATTCAGTAGAAACTTGTATGGCAGACGCACTTTATAATATTGTAACAGTCAAAATAGGTGCTCCGCTAGATACGTGTTATAATACAAACGTGGAATCTCCAAAATTCTTAGGTTGGCGGACAATAGAAGAAAAACTAGATGTTACAGAACTACAGAACATAGCAAGTTCTCAAATTCTATATTTTAAATCTATTGAAACGGTCAAGAAGCCGTTTTCGCATAATTCTGTTGAAAGCTCATGTGTGGCTAGGAATAAAGGTCAAAAGTATACTGAGGCTACTTTAATCCATAAATTAGAGGAATTGGGAATAGGTAGACCATCTACGTTTGCAACGATAGTAGATACGATACAAGAGAGAGGCTATGTTAATCGTATAGATTTAGAGGGGGATAAGATAATTTGCAAGGAATTCCTGCTCAAAGAAAATGTTCTCGAAATTAAAGAAAAAGAAAAGACATTTGGTGCAGAAAAGAATAAATTGGTTCTTCAGCCGGTGGGTCTATTAACAATTGAGTTTCTGACACAACATTTTGAGAACATTTTCGAATATGGATATACAAAAATCATGGAGGATAAATTAGATAATGTAGCAAAAGGTTCAGAAAAGGATTGGGCAGCCATATGTAAAACATGTTATGAAGAGATAAAAGAATTGGCAAAACCGCTAGCCAAATTAGAAAAACAGACGTATCAATTAGACGAAAAAAATATATTTATATTTGAACGTTACGGACCAGTGATAAGAAAAACATTAGAAGACGGAACGTTTCAGTATAGTCAAGTAAAAAAGGGCTTGAATATAGATTTAGAGTTATTGAAATCAGGTGGATATGCGATAGAAGATTTAATAGAAATAAAGAACGGAATATTGGGAAAATATGATGGGAAAGACGTTGTATTAAAAACGGGTAAGTATGGACCCTATGTGGAGTGTGGAGATAAAAAAGAATCAATAAAATCTCTAGAAAAGCAATTAGACCAAATTAAATTAGAAGACGTAATACCATTATTTGAAAAGGGGGATAAGCCAGATAAGAGTGTATTAAGGAAGATAGATGAAACGATGTCGCTGCGCCGAGGTAAGTTTGGCAATTACGTGTTTTATAAGACAGAAGAAATGGTAAAGCCCGAGTTTTTCAATATAAAGAAATTTGACCAATGTCCGATTACGTGCGATGCGCAAATATTGATTCAATGGTTAAAGGATAAATATATTAACAAGTTAAAAAAATAAAATATCAAAAATATGTAAATGACTACAACAAATACTACTTTTAATCCAATGCAGTTTATAGATGATAATTTTGATTATATAAATTTGCTGATGTTGGTGGGACTATATATAGCATGTTTCGTGTATTTATTACAAGATACAGTAAAAACAATAAAAATGGGGTTTGCCAACATGATAGGAATATTTATCGCACAGTTTTTCTTTTTGGTATTTGTGGTATATATTTTACCTATAGGAACACAATATAGGTGGTTTTGGAACAGCATTGTTATAGCTTTGATATTAGAATTTATATCGTCGTTTTTATTGTTATTAAAATATAAAAACTTACAAGATGCCGATGTGGATGACGTTATTCTTAAGGCAAAAATTGCCGGAACTGAATATCAATTATCAGGTCCGTATAAACAAAATGATTTGTATACAAACATATTAATAAGTTGCGACGTAATTATAGGTATTTGTGTAATGGTTTTCAAAAAGTTCGGTAGCGATCCCGGAAACTTGGAACCTATATTAAATGTAGGGGCATGGCTAATTGGTGCATTAATATTGTCGTTATCAAGTGTTATGGTTTATTTTGCAGCAAAAGCAGAGCCATCGGGTAAACCTATTAGTCAACCGTCTCCAGCAATTAACAGCAAAACAATACCAGCATTAATATTTATTTTAATACTGAATATTTTATTTGTACTATTCATAAGCACTCTTATATCAAAATTTGAAATTGTAAATAGCAATTTGATATTAAAATTGTCATGGGGGAGCGTATTTATATCATCGCTATTTCAAATCATATCTATATTTATGGTAATTATTCCATATAAGTATTTAAATGACAAATACATATCAAAACACATAGAATTGTCTTATTCAAATCTCTTGAATCAGGAACTGAAGGATTACAACAATTTGTTTGTAGCAGTTACGACAATAATGATTGTATATGTAGGGGCATTAATTTATACAAACAATGATTTAAAGAAGCAAACCAGTATGTTTTTTGAACCAGCTTATTACAGCGGTTTTTTTTATGTAGGCGGAATAGCAATGTTGTCGATGTCATCAGAAATGATAAAGATAAGCAATGACTTTTTAATGTTTAAAAACAATGCGCCAAAAAATATTAACGACAATAATCTAGAAACAGTATCAGTAAACAATAAATCTTTGGCAGCAACACTATCATCATAAGTTAATAATAAACATTATTAACCTATGCGTTAAAAAATATAAATAGACTTCTCTAACAAATACAAATACAAATGAAATATTACGAGACTCATTTTGACGATTATCTATTTTCATCAGAGAAATTCAACTTACACCCAGAATTAACAAATACGATAGCCAGTTTACCCAAAAACGTACATCAATTAAAAAACTTAATTTTTTACGGGCCATCAGGAACAGGAAAGTATACTCAGGTTCTCAAAATCATTAAAAATTATAGTCCAAGCGAACTTAAATATGAAAAAAAGATGAAACTTACAACTGAAAAACAGGAGTATATTTATAAAATAAGTGATATACATTACGAAATCGACATGTCATTGTTGGGTTGTAATTCGAAAATGGTATGGCACGAAGCATTCTTACAAATAGTAGACATAATTTCAGTAAAACAGGATAAAGTGGGTATTATTCTATGTAAAAATTTTCATAGTATTCATAATGAATTATTAGACAATTTTTATAGTTACATTCAACATTATAACTACGCAGACGCAACTATTAAAATAAAGTTTTTTATATTAAGCGAACACGTAAGTTTTATACCAGAACAAATCATACAATGTTCTCAAATCATAAATATAAAAAGACCAGACAAGGATTTATATGAGAAATCGGCGTTGTTTTCGTCGCCATATCAGGAACCAAGAGAAATACCATCAGACACTTTTATGGATAAAATTACCTATCATAAAACTACCACGACAAACAAACAAAAATACGATAAAACAAAACACATGATGCTCCGTATAAGTAAAGAAGGTATTATAAACACCAAAGAAATAAAATCATTTGATTTAATTAATAAAATAGAGGAAGTGCCCAAAGATATCTTTAACATAGTTTGCGATAAATTAATTGAGAACATTTCAGATAAAAAGTCGCTTTCATTTACTACTTTTCGCGAAAATTTATACGATATTTTAACGTACAATATAGATGTTGCGGATTGTATCTTTTATATTCTGGGGCATTTTATAAAGACGCAACATTTAAATTACGTAGAAACAAAAGATATTCTAAGCAAAACGCACACATTTTTAAAATATTACAACAATAATTATAGACCCATATACCATTTAGAGAGTATAATGTTTTATATAATAAATAGAATACATAAACACGGATGAATTACGAAAAAGCATGTAAAATATTAGACATAGACGAATTGACAATTGACGTATTAAAAAAACAGTATAGATTCAACGCATTAAAATACCACCCAGATAAAAACAGTGCGGTCGATGCTGCAAGTAAATTTCAAGAGATACAAAGCGCATATGAATATTTACTACATTATTTAGAATGTGAAAATTCAGAAGACGACAATGACGATGAAGGGTTCTCAAAATCGGATAAAAATAGTTATAAAAATATGTTGTTTTCGTTTTTAAATAATATAATAATCAATGAATCTGGAGATTCTATATTAAAATTAATATTACATAGGATATCAAATAGCTGTGAAAAAAAAGCAATCGAAATATTAGAAAAGGTAGATAAGAAAATAACAATTAAAATTTACGAAGTTATGAAGCGCAATCAAGAAGTATTTCATTTTTCGTCAGAATTTTATGACAAATTAGAATTGTTATTCAAAGAAAAAATAAAGGGTGACGAATGCATAATTTTAAATCCAGATATAGACGACCTTTTTGAGAACAATTTATATAAACTAAAAATAAATGAGGTTACATATTTAGTTCCGCTTTGGCATCACGAACTAGTATATGATAATTCGGGTTCTGATATTTATGTAAAATGCCAACCTAATTTACCTGAAAACATAAGTATAGACAATAAGAACAATCTGATTGTAAATGTTAACTATAGTATGTCAAGTGTCTGGGCCGAAAAAAACATAGAGATACAATTAGGAAAAAGAATATTCAATATAAACACAGATAAATTAATGATGCGCGAACATCAAACATTTGTTCTCGAAAAACAAGGAATATCTAAAATCAACACTATAAATACTCTTGATATTTCAAAAAGGGGAGATATTGTTTTAGATATTACGATAATATAAGATAATTTAAATATGTTATATTATAAATGTGTGGAATAATAGGATATTTAGGTAATGACGCATTTATTACGTATGTATTATCTGGATTAAAGTTGCTACAAAATCGTGGATATGATTCTGTAGGAATATCTTGTGTTCAGAATGGAGAAATATACACAGAAAAATACGCATCATCTCATACTTGTGATTCTTTAGAAAAATTAGACAATAAAATTTCTACTATAATAGACCAATCTTGGCCATATTGTGGAATTGGACACACGCGCTGGGCTACACATGGTGGAAAAACAGATACAAATGCACACCCACATCATGATAATAAAAATCGCATAGCTTTAGTGCATAACGGGATAATAGAAAACTTTGATGAAATAAAAGCGAGACTATTTGAAAAGGGATATTCATTTTTGTCACAAACAGACACGGAAGTCATTGCTGTCCTCATAGGATATTACCTTGATATGAATGAACCGATAGAAAAAGCTATTCAGAGCACATTAAAAGAATTATTAGGCACTTGGGCATTAGTGATAATCCACAAAGATTATCCAAACAAATTATGGATAACAAGAAACGGTTCGCCTCTATTATTAGGATTTGAAAACGAATATGTTATGGTGGCGTCAGAACAAATAGCGTTTAACAATTATATAAAAAAATACATAGTAATTGAGAACCACGACTTGATAGAAATATCAAAAGAAGACCGAGTAATTACGTACAGCAAAAACATACATAGGTATGAAATAAAAGAAAAAATAAATACTCCTATTGAATTAAAACCAACTGGATATACGCACTGGTTATTAAAAGAGATTTTTGAACAGTCCGATGCAGTTAATCGTGCTATAAATAACGGAGGAAGAATTGAGAACAATACCTGTGTTAAATTGGGTGGTCTGGATGCATATAAACCACGATTATTAGAAATAAACCATTTAATCATATTAGGATGTGGAACTTCTTATAACGCAGGACTATGGTCATTAGACATATTCAAGAATCTGGATATATTTCATACGGTTGTCGTATATGATGGGGCGGAGTTCAATGTAAAGGACATACCTAAGATTGGAAATAGTGGAGTTATTTTATTATCCCAGTCTGGGGAAACAAAAGATTTACATAGATGTATTCAAATAGCAAAAGATTATGATATAATTACTATTGGAGTTGTAAATATAGCTGATTCGTTAATAGCTAGGGAAAGCGACTGTGGAGTGTATTTAAATGCTGGACGAGAAGTCGCGGTAGCATCTACAAAATCATTCACAAATCAATGCACTGTTTTAACAATGATAGCTATATGGTTTTCACAAAATCGCGGAACGTGCATTGAAAAAAGGAAAAAAATAATAAACGATATACGTAAATTGCCTTTTCAATTACAAGACCTATTTCATAACACAGAGAATATAAAAACTATAGCTAGAGATTTGAGAACAAAAAAATCATTATTTATATTAGGTAAAGGTAGAGAAGAGGCAATTGCAAAAGAAGGTTCATTAAAGTTAAAAGAGGTTGCGTATATTCATGCAGAGGGATATTCTTCGTCGGCACTAAAACATGGACCCTTTGCGCTAATTGAACCTGGTCTTCCAATTATTTTGTTAGACATCGAAGATGAGAACCGTGAAAAAAACAAAAACACATATCAAGAAGTTTTGGCTAGAAATGCATTAGTTATTAAAATTAGTGATAATAAAGGGGGTTGCGCATTGTCAATAGAAAAAAACGGAACATTTGGTGGAGTACTTGCAAACGTATATTTGCAATTACTAAGCTATTATTTAGCCATCGAAAATGATTATAATCCGGATTTTCCCAGGAACCTAGCAAAAGTAGTAACCGTAGAATAATCATAAACTTTCTGGATTTGCCAGAAAGTATTTCAAATAATCGTTGTTTTTCGCAGAATCATTATATCCAGATTCATATAAAGTATTAAAATCCATTTCATTGCGAGAAAAAAGGGTAGTGTATTGTGTAATATCAAACATTCCCGTGCCTTGGTGTCCTGGTTTTTCTTTCCACATGCTCGGACTTATATGTAATGTTGATTGCATGGTATTTAAATAAGGATATTTACTGAATCCTCCATCAAATGTATAAGAATTTCTATACTTATTAACAAGACCACCAGTTATGAAAGGTATATGAGAACTTGCTATGCAACAATCTAATGCATCTTCCAAAGTAGAAAATCCATAAAATATATGGGAATTAAACTTTAATCCTTTCATAGTTGTTACACCAATAAATAAACGTCTTAAATCAAAATCTTCTGTTTTCGTATAAAGTAAAAACCTATCCTTCATGAGCTTTTCTATTTCATAAATGTTTTTTGCATGTTTTAAACTATAATCGAGTACATTTTCCTTTATAAGTTTTGGGTCTTTCTTATAACATAATGTTAATGCATTCCATGCTCCCGCCGATGCTCCAGAAAACACATAACCATCCAAATCAAATGTGTCTTTAATAAACAAACATACTCCTAGCATATAAATTCCTTTAAATCCACCAGGGCTTATAGAAATAAGTTTTTTGTTTTTTAAAAAGTCATTATTAATGGTAGGATTAGTTATTAAATTCATAGAAATAGGCCGAAATCTGCGCATTAAGCTATTAGATAGCATAGTGTGCATAATAATAAATAGTATATATAACCACTTCATTATATATACTATTATCAAAAAAAATACATTTATTACGATCTATTTATTTATTTATTTATTTGTTTAAACCTTCTTCTTTACGATCTTCTTCTTGGGTGCCTCTTCAACAACCGCTGCTGCAACCGGCTCTGGAGAAGTCTCAACCGGAGCCGCCTTCTTTACAATCTTCTTTACAGGAACTGGCTCTGGCTCTGGCTCTGGCGCCTCATCCTCTGCATCGCTATCCTCGACGGCGGTTGTGCTAGCTGGCTCAACCTCGTCCTCGTCCTCATCCTCCTGCTTTGTAGGAGGAAGCTGCTTGTCAATTGAATTGCAAACATCATCAGGGATATGGCAAGTTCCGAAAACGCTAACAATCTCAGGAGGCTTAACAACAGATTGCGTAAGCTTCCAGGTAACACCCCAGCCCTTACCGCCAATCCAAATGCCTCCACACTGAAGAACGCAGGCTACCTTGCTCTTCTTGGGAACATAATCGATGGGAGTAAGAAGAGGATTGGAAGCATTAGGAAATAGTAGCTTGCGACTGGAGTCGTAAATCTCAACCTTCCAATCTCCATTATAATTGGGGACCTTGGCGCTCATGCTAGGGCCCTTTGTTAGGTCAACCTTCTTAGTGACCTTATCCTTGGGGTACTTAATAAACGGGAAGAAGGTATGCTTAAGGACCTCTCTGGACATGGGCTCTCCCCACCAAACTTCACTGTTCTTGACAGCATCATCCAAAATCTGATTCTGGAACGCCTCAAACTTTTCGAGGGTCTCCGTAGTAGCAGGAGTCTTATAATCGGCACTTGGAAAATTGAGAGAAATATTAAACTTGCCATTGGACTCTCCGGTCTTCTCGTCAGTCCAATCGTTGATCCCCCAAGTTGTAAGAGGGACCGTAGAAACGTGCAATGAACGATTGGTTTGCGTGCTAATCATGCTGATTGCCTTTCCACCAACAGCATTCGTCTTGGGTTGCATATACTTAATATCACTAACATTCCAATCCTTAACAGGAAGAACAATAGGAGTTGCTTGAGACTTCGACATCATAACAGGGGGTAATTGTATAATTAATATAACGACGTCTCTTTAAATCAATTTTTAAAATTGTTTGGCAATAACAACAGCATAATACTAGAGGATTTTTAAAAAGAAGTTCTCCTTGCATTTTATTAATGACAAAATAACCATATAAAATAATATATAAGTACTTCTATATAGTAGATGTTTTCCAAACCATTACGACCAGAGTATATACATAAAAGGGAAGAAAAAAACACTATGAAGGTGCCATCCGTGAATTACACGTTGACGTATAACGCATATTATAAGAATGAAATAAATCTAAAAAAATATAAGCTTCCTGAACTCAAAACCATAATCAAAGAATATAATTTAACAAGAACAGGAAACAAAGATACATTAATAGGTAGAATCCAAGACTTATTTCACAAAATGAGAACTTCGACCAAAATACAAAAAGTATTTCGTGGTTGGTTGGTGCGGCGTTCATTTATTTTAAGAGGGGATGCGTACAAAAATAGAAAAATTTGCGTAAACGATACAGATTTTATTACTCTTGAACCACTACATGAGATTCCTTATGAACTTTTTTATAGTTATAAAGACGAAAAAGATTTTATATATGGATTCAGTTTAGTTTCTCTTATGCAGATTATTAAAAACAAAACTTCATTAAAAAATCCATACAATAGGGAAAAATTCCCCGATCAATGCACCCGAGACATAATATCTTTAAATAACATAACTAAAATAATTTATAGAGACGTAGTTGATGAAGTTGAATTTTATCAAACAAATAATTTACTAAGACGAAAACCACTTACAAGAAACACACAGGAATTAAACAGAAACATTAATGAAAACGCCGTTTTTTCCAGGGAGTACTATCATCCTACTATTATACCAGGAACTTATAATGTTAACGATATGAACAGCAAATATAATTTTATTATTGAATCGAGAACAAAAAACATACAAACCCGAATAAATAATTTGTTTATGGAGATAGACCAATTAGGAAACTATACACAAAGCTCTTGGTTCTCAAATTTAGACAGAATTGGTTGTCTTCGATTTTATAGATGTTTATGTGATTTGTGGAATTATAGGGCACAATTGTCTTACGAAATAAAAAAAAAAATTTGCCCATTTATGGAACCGTTTGCTAATATTTTTAATCGGAGTGTTTTATACAATGATGCACCACTAGAAGATTTTCAAATATTATGTGTTACTGTCATGGAAAATTTAATTTATAGTGGATTTGAGGACGAATATAGGGCAATTTCGGCTTTTCATTTACTTTCTGCTCTTACTGTGGTATCAGCGCAAGCTAGACATTCACTACCGTGGTTATACGAATCAATTGCTTATTAAAAATTGCGTAAAAAAATTTATTTTCAAGAGTCCTTAGGAAAAATGAAGCGGAACAATTAAATAATATAAATAATTTATTATTTAGGTCAAAATAACTTAAAAAGAACTCGCTTTTAAAGTATATAGCCCCGATATGGTCAGAGCTGCTAAGAATTCTTCCGTTCCCGCTGTTGTTGCCCCCACCGTTTCTGCTTCTGTAGCAGCCCCTGTTGCCGCCAAGGCCCCCCGTGCCAAGAAGGCAGTCAAGGAGGTTGCCACCACTCCTCTTGTTGAGACTGTGGCTACTGATGTACAGGAGTCGGGCGTCAACCCCCTCCTTACCAAGATGACCGATTATGGTGCTAAGCTCCAGCAACTCGTCGGTCTCCTTTCTAACCTCAAGAATGATTTCAAGCTTCTTGAGAAGACTGTTACTCGTGAGATGAAGACTGCACAGAAGGCCAGTGCCAAGAAGAGACGCACGTCTGGTAACCGCCAGCCTTCTGGCTTTGTTAAGCCCACCCGTATCAGTGATGAGCTCGCCGAGTTCCTTGGCAAGACCGTCGGAACTGAGATGGCTCGCACGGCCGTTAGCAAGGAGATTAATGCTTACATCCGTGCCAACAAGCTCCAGGACGAGAAGAACGGCCGTAAGATCAACCCCGACAACAAGCTCTCCAAGCTTCTTAAGTTGAGCAAGGAGGACGAGCTTACCTACTTCAATCTTCAGAAGTTTATGAAGCACCACTTCATCAAGGCCGAAGTTGTTGCCGTTGCCACTGCTTAAATAAAAAAATCCAATAATAAAAAAACAATATAAATAATTCAAATTCATATAACTATATGAATTTGGAAGAGAAGTTGGAAGGACCAAAAACGTTTGAAGAACGAATTGTTCAATTTGTTGAAGAAAAAAAGCCAAAGCTTTATATTTTAACACCATGTTACGGAAGCCTCTGTTTTGTGAATTACGTAAAATGTATTATGGCTACAAAAGATTTATTAACCAGGTTTAATATACCCCTTATTATTGAATTTTGCAGAAACGATAGCTTGGTCTCTCGCGCCCGTAACAATTTAGTAGCAAAAGCTATGAACGATAATGAGTGCACACATATAATGTTTATTGATGCCGATATAACATGGGACCCGGTTGATGTTTTAAAGTTGATTATGTGCGATAAATGTTTATGTGGAGGTGTATATCCTTTAAAACACTACTATTGGGAAAAACTAGGAAAAGGAGAAAATATAATTCGCGATTGGATAGATAAAAAAAACAACTCACAATTTGCCACGTCTATTTCTGACGAAAGCACTATTCAATATAATCTATTAAAATATAACATTAATTATATTGACAGTGTTCTAAATATCGAAGCAAATTTAGCAAAGGTTAAACATTTGGCCACAGGATTTATGATGTTCAAGCGCGAGGTTATTGAAAATATGGCAAAGGCTTATCCTCATACAAAATATAGTGACGATGTTGGATTTTTACAAGGTTCAGAAAACGATTACGCCTATGCTCTTTTTGATTGTGGAGTACAAGACAACCATTATTTTTCGGAAGACTGGATGTTTTGCCACAGATGGACAGAAATGGGAGGAAATATTTACGTAAATGTAGGAATAAATTTAACACACACGGGAAATGAAGATTTTAACGGATGTTATCTGGCCTCCATTGTATAAAAATGTTTATCTAATATATAAAATGACCTATAGATTTGTATCATTTCCTCCAATCCGTAATGACATAAATAACACCGTATTAACAGCACCAAGAGCAATGCCTTTTAAAGACGCAAATGCTTCAGGAGATAGTGTTTTTTCGTTCGGGCGTTCTACTTATATGAGGTCGCTGGACTTATCTCTGACTAATTCAAAGACACCAGCAAAAACAAAACAAGTTATATGGAAAAAACAATTCTATGGAGGTACAAATCGTGATGCATCATCAATCGCAAGCAAACGCAGAACTACAACCATAGGTCTTTCTTCTACAAATGAACTCGGCGGAAAAATAACGTTTAGTTAGATTTATTTTACAGCTATAATGTAAAATGAATTGCTCGTTTCGATTATTTAAATATGACCAAAAAACATGTAATGATGCGATAAACACATTGCGTGGTTCAGGAAGCGCGGTACCGAAAAAGGTAACAGGAAAATATATTTACACACTTGAGGCGATTAAAACGGCACAGAACATTTCATACGGAGACAAGGTGTTAATTTTAGGGGACTTTGGCACCGAAAATAGTGAAATTAAAACATTAATATCTCAATTAAATGCGTTACAATCTGACCCAGATTCTAAATTATTCAGGGATAGCGTGGGATATGACACTCAAGCCGTTAGCATGACGCAGTATATAGACAACGACACCACAGGGAACAAAACTAATTTGGATGGAAAATTAGTAGTAAAAACTATATCTCGTCTAAACATAAACATTAACGGTAATCTAGATGAAGCAGACCCGTATCCGCGGTACGATGGTTCAGATATGAATATTTATACGTATAGAGCGGTAATTATATTCACAAAAATTTTACCCCTAAACGGAGATTTCGGATCTACTAAACACGTAGTTGATATTGACGAATATTCGCCAAATTTGGGAGTTAATTTACAAAACTATATCAATTCAGGTGGAAACGTTATATTGGGAAATAATGTATGGCAAAATCTAAAAGACGGTCAAGGTATACCTAATTTTTCTTATTCGGGTATACCGTTTGTTTATAAACCAAACTACAATTATTCAACAAAAAGAATAACAATAGAAAGAATAAATCTTATTAACCCAAATCACCCTATATTTAAAACCTGCGACGGATTACTAAACTTGGCTGAAGCTTTTAATAGTACTCTTCCTACAATCCTAGAAAACATAATTATACAACCCGATTCAACACTTCTGGCTACAATAAACGATTTTGATTTAAAAGGTGTGCCTTTTATAGCTGCATATAGCAACCCAAACGGGGGAAAAACAGTTGGCATAAACATATACCTTGGTCCTCCTTCTAACGGAAACGCAACAGGAAATTTGAATTTTGCAAAAATGATATTTAACACCATTTTTTGGTTTTATAAAATAAACACTTAGTCTACAAATATAAATCCATCGTCATGCAGTAGGTTTCTTAATTGCATCTTGTTTATCGCAATTGGTTCATTATTTAAATGAACTTTTTTTGACCAATCGTCATAATTGTCGAGAACAAACAACCGTTTTGTGTTTAAAAGAAGATTCATATCTTTTATGTATTTCGTATACTTTACCAACCAATCATAGAAATGCATTTGACTATTTGCTCCCTTTTTATATTCATTATACCATTTCATTGTCTCGTTCAAATTGGTTTCGTTACGACTATTATAATCAGTTCCAGAAAGTACTAATATATCGCGCAAATTATCTTCAGATAATTTTATATCACTCAATATACTGGATGTATCATAAAATATAATAGTATGATTGAGAATACTTAGATGACGCAATACACGCGAACAACCATAAACAAACATATCCATGTCGTCGCTCAAACATGCCCACGCAATTCCTGATTTAACAAATTGACAACAGAGAACATCAGCTTCTCCTGGGGCATCGTAATAACAAACACCATATGCATCCATTAAATTTTTTATTTTTATAATATCGCACTCTTTAATGCGAATAAACTGTTTTTTTAACGATTCCATACTTAATAATAAACTATTGCGTTTCTGATCATCCAAATCCTCTCTATCTAGTATATTTTTAATATCAATATATTTTTGCTGAGCTTCCTTTTTGTCATTGCGTCTTTGTGTTAATAACTCCTTTTTCTCATCCGGAGGCTTACCATCGAAAATAAATATAGGTCGTATTTTATACTTTTTAAATATAGATATCAAAAGATACATGTTCTCTGCGATAGCGTTTTCCGCAGCAAATTTGTATAAATAAATGCTCGTATCTACAACCACTGTTTTATCAGAAAGACTCTGCAAATGCATTTTGTAAATAGAACGTTTGTTACACCGCTCTAAAAAGAAACGATTTAATAGCTTGATTCCCATAATGTTTTTGGTTGATGCTCATCAATAGTAAGTTAAAGGTGATATCAATTTTTCGGATAATTCTCTCCATAAAAATATAAGCATAATATATAATGAAACAAATAACTTATACTATTCTGGAACATTTAAAAAGCTTTCCTAGAATACCTAATTACAAACTTTCTCATCATTCAATGACGTTTTTGAGTAAACTATTTTCATTATTTATTGAAGGAAAAAAAGCTTTCTCAAAAACAGCCATAAATAAAACTTTTAATACAAACACAAACAAAAATTCAGATACTTATATACCATTAGAAATAAGAGAGTCCATCGATAAACGTAAAAAAATACGTACTGATTATGCGTTTTCTATTCACGGAAGAAACATTTCAGTGTCTATGTATCATTTTCAAAGTACTTCCAACGCGATATTAAATAAATACATTAATCGCATTTTTATTTGGTTATACACAGCATTGCATTTTGCACCAATGAAATGTTCTCAAAATATGCAAATAAACATTTACTTCACGAATAAAAATAAAAATTTACCTATAGCCCGGTCTCCTTTAAATCAAAATCATGCTAATACTGCGTTTACCACTTCTTGCAGTGCTAATACGGAAATAAATATATTTAGAGAGGAAGAGTGGTTTAAAGTGTTGATACATGAAACGTTTCACTGTTTAGGTTTAGATTTCTCAGAAATGGATAAAACACGATCAAATCAATTAATATTAAAATTATTTCCAGTTAAATCAGACGTAAGATTGTTCGAGACATATTGTGAGACGTGGGCAGAAATAACAAATGTAATGTTTATTAGTTTTTTCAGCACACGCAACAATGATATAGAAAAAATGCTCCAGAAAACAGAGATAATGTTATATTATGAACGATTGTTCTCATTGATACAATGTACAAAAGTTCTTCGCCATTTTGGTTTAACCTACGAAGCAATCCATACAAAATCAAAACAGAGCGAAAACTACAAAGAAGAAACACAAATTCTATCCTATTATATTTTAAAATCAATATATATGTTTTACCATAACGATTTTATAGAATGGTGTTTATTAAATAACGGCAGTACATTGAATTTCAAAAAAACAGAAGAAAATATAGAAAAATATGCAGAATTCATTCAGCAACATTATCAAAAACAAGAATTTTTAGACACTATTCAAACCATTCAAGATTTTCATATTAAAAAAACAATATCAAATACACTACGCATGACTGTTTTCGAATTAGTATAAATTTCACAATAAATCTGGGAAGTTATTGTAAAATGTGCACAATACTATTAGTAATAACGTCGTTTTTGATGAGTCTACCTGTAATTAAAAACATAATAATTCAAGAAGACAAGATTATATTTGCTACGGAGTGTATGCTTATTTTCACGTTTTTTATATCCATTCTTTTTTGGGCAAGACCTATTAAAAACAATACATTTCATAAATTTGATTGTGTCTTTGCAAAAATATCCATATGCGTTTCCAGTATGTTGTTTTTACTATATAAAAGCAATAGTTATTGTGACACATTGGTTTATCTATTATGTTTTTTTATGATGACATCATTTTTCTCATTAAGTAATTCATGTTCCCGTCGTGCCTGGTGTTCTACCAATCATATTATAAATCATGTTATATTTCATAATATAATTATGCTTACGCTAGATCATTTTTTAAAATGATTCACCATTATGAGGGGACAAAATTTTGCCTCTTATTTTCATTAGTGCGTCGTCTGTAGTAGGTTGCTCGCTTCGAACAAAATGAACCAATTTTGCCTTTTTTGTTTCAGCCAGCAATTTTTTAAGGTCGGCGTTCTGCATAAATTTTGCTTCTAACGCAGTATTGCGCTCTTCTACGTTCCTCATAATTAAATCTGATTCTATAAAATCAGCGTCGAATTTAACATTTTTGGGTCGTAATATCCTGTCCTTTAATTTACCGCTTTTACTTCCGGCTGCTCGAGCTAGAATAATGTCTTTCGAAATATCAGTTCCGCTATCTAATGAAAATTGTACGTAAAAATCAGGGTGGCCCTTTTTGAATTGTGCTGCCTGATAATAATGTTCTACGGAAGACCAACGATGATTGTCCAATTGGAACGGGGCTATCCAACTATCGTCCAATTTTCTGCGCCAGTCTTTACACGACGGGTCTTTATTTAAAAAATTAAATTCAGTCATTTTTGATTCGACTATCTTTTCTCCGGACCCCTTTCCTGCTTTTGCGTTACCTGCTGATTTAGAATAAAACATAAACTGTGTTTCTGGTTCGTATAAATCATCTACAAGATATTCTTCATCATCTTCCGTTGGCGCACCTTCATCTGGCGATAGCCCGATGCGGGTTTTTAAATTACGAAAATCTTGTATTAAATAATAAGGCCCTGCGTTTTTTTCAATACATTTATTAATAACAAGAACCTTAATATCGTAAGGAATTTCATTAAATTTAAATATTCTCTTATGTTTATAAGATATTAATTGATAATGATTTCCCAAATAACAAGTCATAACATAAAAATCTGGTTTAAAATTTCCTTGTTGTTCCAAATGACTATCATTAAGTTGTCCACACTGTAATACTGAATCTAAATCGCCATGCTCAAATGCATCTTTCGATAAAATTATCACCTTGATATTCAATAACCTTTCTAGTGTAGAAATAGCCCACGTATCCGCCCAATAACTAGCCGTTCTAATAAATTCTTTAAATTTATCAAATGTATCTATTGTAGCCATATGTTCGAATTCTACCATTAACTCTTCCGTGTCCTCTTTTTCTAATTTAGAACGCTGAAATCGTTTATTTATTTCTTTTACTTCTTCTATTATTTTTGCAGATTCCTTTTTATCTTTTGCGGATTCGTTGCGCTTCTTCATCTCGGCTATGGTTTTTTTTATGTCTTTCATTTCTTTTAATTTTAACTGTATTTCTGTAAAATAATTTACGTACAAAGTCCTATATTGCATATAAATTTCGTCAGTAGCCTGGTCTGCCAAAATATCTCTTAACTTTTGAACTGTTGTTTGGTGGCCTATTTGATGAAACGCGTCTCTTATTACTGCAAAAAAACAGTCCCCTCCCCCCTCATTATCTATTATATCATAATTGTTATTCTTCATAAAACGCTCGATCCAATTGTTTTTGGATGATTCGTTATACTGTTTTTTAAGTTCCTCTGAAATCTCTCCGTTTTCTTCTACTAGATTCGTTGGCGTTTTCTGCATTTTATCTATAGTAAACACCCCTTTTGAAATAGGTTTTTTTAACTCTTCGTTTGACAAATTCTGTTTTGGTAATCTAAGTCGCATTACATCCATTTCGTCGTTTATTTCGAGTTCTTCAACTTCGTCGTCCTCTACCAATTGCTCAGGTTCAATCTTTTTAGTTGCTTCGTTCATAAACTTTTTTACATACTCCTCGTTGACAAATTCAAACAATAAAATGTTTCCTTTTTCCAACATAACATCATTATCTTCGTCTAAAATATTGATAAATTGATTACTATCTATTTCAAATACGCCTATCCTACATTTCGGTTTGTCGTCTACCACTAAATAAATAGGAAAATAAATTATTTCGCGCTTCGAATATGTATATTTTTCTTTACCTAAAGCAATATTAATAGCAAAGTTAGGTGTAATTTCGTATTCATATAAAGTAGATTCGACGCCCACGTCTTCATCATCAATTTTCTTTACTTCTTCATAATTTATGTCAGATGGTCTTAAACCCGATTTTACCATGTATGAATTACTATATACATATTGTTTTATTTTGTTTTTAATACATCCAATATATCCATGTATTTAAATACTGCTCTACTCGATAAACTTTTCTTCTCTTTAGATTTCATTTTTGCTATATTCTCTATATTATTTATTATAACTTTCCATTCAATCTCGTGTTTCAAATGATCATTCAATAATATAATAAACAAATACAAATTTTCTGTTATTTCTTCTACTTCATTTGTTTTATTTTCAGTTTCAATGTATTCATTAATATGTTGAAGTAGACAATTTACTATTTCTATTATTATAATGTTTGAAATAAACCCTATTATATTTAAATTCGATAAATACGTTGATATGGCCTTGCGTCTATCGTTTAATTTGTTGTTCTCGCAATATTTGTCATAATCTGAATTTGGATCGGCGTAGTTTATGGTCGAAATACTTTCCTTGTATAAAATTAAAAGGTCACGGAAATGCTCTGATAATTTGGGATACAATTCCGATAATTCCTTAAGTAAATTCGCATAAATTAACGAATTAAATTTATTGTTACCAGCAACATCAAATAGCGCCCTAGAAACTTTATTTATTTCATCCTCATTTTCAACTAATAATTCCTCTATGTGTTTTAAAATACCCTCTTTCTGACTATCGTAATTTTTACTAGATATTTTATTTAAACATGCTCTAATATCGTTTAATATTTTATCGACTCCCTCTTTCTTATCTATTACTGTAGTTTTAAATGATTTGATTGCATTCCAATCCTCAACACCATCATTTTTCCTATTTTTAGTTTTTTTACCACCGAAATGAAACCCTTTTTTAGATTTATCATCATTTGGTAAAACGGATGATGTAGAAAGGGGCGCAAAAGCTTCTACCTCTTTTCTTAACTTATTTATTACAGTTAAAATAGATTCGGGTAATTGATATGAAAATCCTTCAAATATAATCTGGTTATAGTCTTCTAAATTATAAATTTTCATATTGTATTAGCGCAAAAACATTTATACCTTTTCAATAATTAAATATTTATATTAACAATATAAATGGTTTTTGATAAACTTTATATACAAATATCATGCAAAATGAAAATTTGATAGAAGATGAATCTAAAACATGGGATGATTTTGAAATGAAAACAGATTTATTAAGAGGGGTATATACATACGGGTTTGATTGTCCCAGTGCCATTCAAAAAAAGACTTTTCCTCACATAAAAGCTGGTAAGGACATTATTGCCCAAGCACAATCTGGTTCGGGGAAAACAGGAGCGTTTACAATCGGTCTACTTGAGCGCATAAACGTAAACGATAGAACTCTGCAAGGATTGGTCATTGCGCCGACACATGAATTAGCTAATCAAATATCAACAGTAATTAGCTCCATTGGCTCAGTAATGAAAGGACTTACCGTAAAAACTATGATTGGCGGAACATCCATACAGGAAACTGCGGCGGAAATAAAGGCCGATTGTCCACATATTATTGTCGGATGCGCAGGTAGAATTTTTGATATGGTAAAACGTCGATACATAAATTTGTCATCAGTAAAATTATTTATACTTGATGAAGCCGACGAAATGCTTTCTCGGGGGTTTAAGGATCAAATATATAATATCTTCCAATATTTTGGAAAGGATATACAAGTAGCTTTGTTTAGCGCCACTATTCCGCCCGAAATTCTATTACTTACCGACAAATTTATGCGAGATCCTGTAAAAATTATTGTTAATGCTGAGGATTTAACACTTGAATGCATAGAACAGTTCTTTCTGGCTATCTATGATGATTTTGCAAAGTTTGATATGTTAAAGCGACTTTTTTCTATAATCAGTATTAGCCAGTGTATTATTTACTGTAATAGTGTAAAACGTGTTACTGATTTATATGAAGCAATGATTGCGGATGGGTTCTCAGTTTGTCAAATTCATAGTTCTATGGATAAATTAGAACGTGAAAAGACATTCAAGGCGTTTCGGGGAGGAAACTATAGAGTTCTCATTTCATCCAATGTTACTGCGCGCGGAATTGATATTCAACAAGTTAGTACTGTTATAAATTTTGATATTCCTAAGGACACTAGCACGTATTTACACAGAATTGGTCGTAGTGGTCGCTGGGGACGTAAGGGATGCGCTATAAATTTCGTAACCAAACGCGACATATTTAATATGCGTAAAATCGAGGAACATTTTAAGATAAATATAAAAGAATTACCCAGTGAATACGGAAAACAATGATGTATTTACATTCTGTGATCAATGATGAATTTAAAAGGAATATTTAGAATCTAGTTGTTGTATAATGGAACTTCTTGGAAAATGTATTTGCATGGGTGCATGTTTATGCGGAAGTGCGTTGTTTGCAGTAACGTTATATGCAGTCAATGATTGGGCAAATTATATAAACAAATATAAATTTAAAGAGGTTAGTGCGCTCGAGGAACCATAATATTATCATTAAATTTAGTATAATGCTAAATTTAATTGCGATTATCAATGAACAGATACAACCTAAAATTATTGAAGGTCAGGGTCCCGACTGCCCAGAAAGCATGAAAAACATGAATGTACGTAAGTTTCAGTTGCCCATAACCTATTTAGATGAATCAAAAATTCATAAACTATCTGAAACCGTATCCTCAGATTTAGAGTTAATTAATTCATCCAACAAACCTCTATACGAATATTTATTTAAACCGACAAATCAATATGCTGTTGACCTTTTGCCTGAGTGGAACAAACAGTACACTACTGATGTGGATTTCTTAAATGATAGCAAACTAGTTCTCAAAAACATGAATTTATATCGAAACAAAATAGGGTCATTATCAAAATATCAAATTGATTGTCCGCTTTTTAAAGAAATATGGTCAGATACGAAAGAAAACGAAGATTTCTATTTGAAATACGGCTATATTGATTGGTCAATGCTAAAATACTTAAATCAATCGCCCAGTTTTTTAGAAGCCATAACAATAGCTAACATATTGTCTCCTATAGCCAGTTTATTAATACCTATTTTACTATTGATTTTTCCCTTTATTATTTTGAGAATGCAAGATATACCTATTGATTTTAATACTTATTTTGATGTTCTCAAAACAATTGCTCAACATCATTTTATTGGAAAGGCAATTACTAGTTTCTCTGACATGTCACCAGATAAACTCGTATATCTTTTTGTTACACTGGGACTTTATTTATTACAATTATACCAAAATATTAATCAATGCCGCAATTTCTATGATAACATGGCCAAGGTAAATACCTATGTATGCGAAATGAAAAATTACGTAAAACATTCTATTCATAGCATGGAAACTTTTATGGAATTAAATAAAGATGCGCGAACATATAATCCATTCTTCGAAGAACTAGGAAATAATCTGTTTGCTTTGCGTTCTATGTATAGCGAATTCGAGAACATTCAACCCTTTGAAATATCGGTCTATAAATTTACAGAAATGGGATATTTATTGAAGTGTTATTATGAAATCCATGATAACAAATTTTATGAAGACGCGCTTCTTTACGCTTGCGGATTTGCTGGTTATGTGGATAATTTAACAGGTGTTTTTGAGAACATTGAATCAGGACACGTGCACTTTGCTGAATATTCTGATACGGTAAATTGTAATATCGAAAAACAATATTACCCACCTTTATTAAACGATGGTCATGTTAAAAATGACTGCAGTCTTAAAAAGAATATTATTATTTCATCTCCGAATGCTGGTGGAAAAACCACTATGATTAAAACTACGACACTTAATATATTATTTACGCAACAGGTCGGCTGCGGGTTTTACGAAAATTGTACATTGACACCATATACCCATATTCATTCTTATTTGAATATTCCGGATACATCTGGTCGTGATAGTCTTTTTCAAGCTGAATCTCGTCGCTGTAAAGAAATTATTGATATTATTGGGTCGGCAGATAAGGCATTGACAAGACATTTCTGTATATTTGACGAATTATATTCAGGAACAAACCCGCTTGAAGCCACCAAATCAGCCTACGCATTCTTAGTTTATTTGAGTAAATTTGAGAACGTTAATTTTATGTTGACCACGCATTATGTTTCTATTTGTAAGAGATTGAAGAAATCAGAGACTATTCAAAACTATAAGATGGACGTTTTACAAGACGATGACGGCACTATTCAATATACTTACAAGATGAAACGCGGGATTTCCAAGATACAGGGCGCGGTAAAAATATTACAACAAATGAATTATCCCGAAGAGATTATAGAATGTATTAAAAACTACAAATAATCACTGCATATTCGCTAATGTATCGTCTAATAAAGTGGCGCCTCCGTCGGTGGAATTAAAAAAGTCCATATTATGTTTATTGTCTGCGCTGGGATGTGCGACGTCACCTCTTTTCATCTTAATCTTTTCATAATATTCTAATGATTGTATGACATAATGATTCAGTCTTATTTTGTCATTTTCTACGACTCCATTTAACGATTCGTTTATTTCATGAACCGCAATATTGTTAACGTTATTAACCTTTCTGGGTCTAAAAATATATTTTTCTTTATGAAGGTTTTCTTGTCGATGGACAATGGATTTCAATATACTTTCTGGGTGTTCTTTTAGTCCACTTGATCCGAACATTCTCCAATTGCATTGAACAAAATCATTTTGATCAAAATGTTCTTTTAGAGTATCTGATAATTTTTTCGGCACTCCGTAAAAAAACTCATCTGCGTCGCATATTATAAGCCAATCGGTAGTTTCTTTTAGTTTTTCTTGCGTAATAATTTGCCTATATTTTTCAGGTTGATTATATCGTTCGGGCATATAGAAATATCTAATATACCCATTGTCTATATACGGTTGTAATATTTCTAAAGGGTTATCTTCAGAACCATTATCAACTATATAAAAACGGTCAACACCTTGTTTAATATAATGCTCAATGAACACTTTCAAATTCATCGTCTCATTCTTGATAAGACACAAAAGTGATAGATTTACCTCAAATTTTTTTTCCTCTTCGTTTTCAAACCTTTCCTTATGTTGTAACATCGAGAACGCTATAACAAATAACAAGGTTACAAATATTAAAGACACAAATAACAGTTTCATATATATTATCTTCATAAAATGTTCTGGGAGAAATATATAAAGATTTACATACGTTAATTATGGTCATATAAATGAATCTAGAATTTATAGAAAACAATCATATTGCGATTTCGTTTTTTACTTGTTTCAATATTTTTACTACAGCATTTTATTATAGGGGCACGTTTGAAGAAAATGGGAGAACAATATTGGCTGCGATTGCCGTATATGAATTCGCGAATATATTTATTGAATTAAACAATCATTATAAGCGTGCCGAAAAACAAATTGTATTATATGTGGCACATCATTTTATAAGCGCTTTCAGTGCTGGTGCGTTTTGTTTTTTTTATAGACCAACCACAATTTTTCATGATGTCGTGAAGTGCGCCACTTATATTTGCTGCACCAATTTCTATTTAAATTTACAGTATTGTTTTCCTAAGCTAAACGGATTTAAAATACTTTTTTCATTAATGTTTTTCTATTATAGAATTGTTTTGATATATCCTTATTTTATTAAAATCGTCAGTGGTGATTATTATATAGAAAATCGTCCAATATTAAGCATAATTGTATGTTCTGTCCCGCTTTTGTTTTATACATTGAACATTTACTGGGGAGCACTTATAATAAATAAAATTAAAAATAAAATAAAAACTATTATGCTTTATTGTTATGTCTGATTTGCTTGTTTGTAGCAGTCTTTTTTTTTTATCTAATTTTATTCATGCTCGACTACGTGGTTACCGTTTTTACTCTACATGGTTTTATTTATTGACGGTTACGAGCATAATAATTCATGGTTTCTTTCCTGAAAATTTAATAGCAAATTTAATAGATAAAATTCCCATAGCCGGAATAATATTAACTGGATTATATCTATTTATGCACAAATGTCATACTTGTACACTAAAAAAACGGATTTCGTATGCGGTCATTGTAATATCGGCGTTTTCTTTTGTTATATTTATATTTTATTATGGATATCTCACAAACCAATTTTGTTTCGATAAAGATAAATATACAGCAACATTATTTCATGCACTCTTACATCTAACATCATCAGTTGGTCATCACGCTATAATAATCATGTAAATAACATAAATACAACAAATGTTATTTACTAACCATGTATCATTTGGTCATACCGTTTTCACTTATAGGATTATATTACAAATATATTGATAGATTTACTCATATAAACATTAATAAAAACGGGCTATTAATATTATCAACCATACATAATGCAGGACTAAGCGCGTTTAGTTTTTGGTTTTTTATAAGAATGTGCGGCATATTATATAAACACGGCATAGGTTTCAAAGCATCTTATTATTTTAATATTGAAGAATTTGACCAACTTGCGTTTTATTTTTATTTATCAAAATATTATGAATTTGCGGACATTGTTTTAGTTAAATTACAGAAGAAAGAGCCCCTGTTTTTACAAAAATTTCATCATATTGGCGCAGTAATTTGCTGGCACTTATGTTATGTTTACAAAATAGACGCAATTTGGACTGCAAATATTATCAATTCATTAGTTCATACCATTATGTATTCGTACTATTTGTTATCACTATATAAAATCCCCAACATAAAGAAAATAAAAATAGTCATCACGGGGCTACAATTACTTCAATTAACAGCTTCTGTAATTGTATGTCCTTACTATTATTATCCTCCGGTCGAATCTACATTTAATTACGGAATAATCATGTTTTTCAATGTTTATATTTGCGTATTAATAGCGCTATTTCTGGATTTTTCAGTAAAAACCTATCGGCCAACAAAGTCGTTACATATAGAATGATTTGTCAAAAATTGTAATTAAAAAAAGATTGTAATATATATAATGGAAGAAAGTCAGGCATTAAATAACGGACCATGTGATAACGGACCGTGGTATTGTTATTTCCTCAAAAATACGCAGCCTCAATATAGAGGGTTAACATATATTGGATCAACGAATGATCCCAGGCGGCGTTTACGACAACATAATGAAGAGATAAGTGGTGGAGCACGTTTTACACATGGTCGTGGAGGAGGATGGGAAATATACGCTCTGGTAACAGGATTCCCGAACCACGTAAACGCACTTTCCTGCGAATGGCGCTGTAAAAAACCCACTGGCAATCCTCGCGCAAAACCATTACCTGAATATCGCGGTATTAAAGGACGTATTATTGGCTTGAATCATGTTATCAGATTAGAACAATGGACGGGTCAATGCACAATAAAAAATTGTGAATTTCCTATTACGGTTTATTTGGCTTCAGATGTTTATGGACTATTTGATCAAGAGGACCTTCCAGAAAATATTACGGTTTTAGAGGGAGTGCCCCGTTTTTAACACAGATCGTCTAATTATCCAGTTAGCAATGACACATTAGTTTTGGACTATTATTCATAAAATATTGTCCACAATCTGCGCAGTTTCCGCTTTCCAATTTGAAACATGTAATATCCTCGTAATACACGGCAAATAACCAAGTCTCTGAAGTCTCTGTTGTCCAGACAGAAGTGTTCTTTCTAGAATACACTGCATTTTTGACCAGTTGATTCAGTTCTCGCTTTTTGTTTTTAATAAAAACGGTAGTTTGGTCTATAAAGGCAAACTCTTTGATTATATATATTATTTCCATAGGCAATACACTAATGTTGAGCGCAAGCTGCTTTTTAATACTCATTTTGTTGTTTTTATCAATTTGTGAATTGATAAAAAAATTCAATTTTTCATAAATTTTTTAAACCGAACAAAACCATTATATATAAATTCTCTCTTAATCCAGACAATTAGAATAAAAAGTACTAAGAATAGGAGATATATTAAACTATAATTATGCAAATGATAATTGGTAAATGATTCTTTTTTGTCGCTCAATATTAAACTCGTTATTTCTTCTATATTTTTTGTTGAATCAAAATTCGGGAACGAACATGTACAACGAAGACCATCGCATAAATAATATATTATCTCGGCGTTTTGTATTGTATGTTTATTAAATAATCCTAATGAAACTCCGCTGTCTATGGCTATAATTTTTTTCGCGTTCGTGGAAACAGCAGCAATATCTTTTGCTGATAAATCATCGTCTCTCGTGCAAATTATACCCTCTACTTTTTTTGTAGTGACAACGTTATATTTTTTACTAAGTAAAATTAAATTTGTATCCCATAATTTCTCATTGTAATTATACTGTCCTGATTGAGGAGCACCATTCACTATTAATACGTCAATGTTTTCATATTTATTATTAAATTTTTCGTTTATGTTTTTTCTCCTAACAATCAAATCATTTAATGTTCTATCGTCATCAAATATAAATTCATCAAATACAACAGGTACGTTCATGGTTTTTAAAACGTTATTATAAAAACGACATAAAAACTTATCAAAATATTGTTCGGAATACATACCAGGAATAGTTGATTTTTCTAATGAATTGTACCAATTATTTTCATAATCAGCTGAACCCACCCATATATTATAAACCTTTACATCACCTGGTATTTCAGTCAATGGTAAAATATTTATGTTTTCACTAGTTACAAAATCTTTTATTTGGTTTATATGTTGAGCATCACAATAATGATTAAGTTTTATATTATTGGTTTCCAAATAATCAGTTATTTTACTAAACATTATTAAGCAATATACGTTATCACCCAAATGTAATTCATTCTTTGTATATATGGTTTGCATTAGAGTTATATTATATTAATATAAATTATTTAAAATTTTAGTACCTAGATATAACGACAAAAAATAACTATATATTCCCTTTTTTTCATTTTTTTTCATAAAACATTCCGCATTGCCTAGCCATATTGTATACATCAATAACGCAGCTAAGTCTGTTCGTATAAATACATCTTTATCAAGAGTCCGTATATCAATTTTAATATCATCGTCTTTTATTTCCAAATCAATAATGTCTCTATTGTCAAACTCGTCATAGCCACTTAAAGCAAATAATACTTTCGAATAATCGTATTCTGGAATTCCGTAAATATTGTTTTTTCCGTAATAACCTCTTGGGTCTATAAAAACATAATCCTTTGTGTCAAAATTATAAAGAATGTTATTAAATTGGCAATCGCCATGTATGGGAGACAAAAAAAAGTCGTTTTCTGGTTTTTCATCTATGCATTTATAAATAAGCTCATTAAGAGAATTAAGTATTTCATCAAACGATAATATAGTTATTCCATTTACCTTTGTAATAAAATCGTATTTTGCAACATTTGTTTTTATTAGGTCATGTCTACTTTTTATTTTTTCATATATTTCTGTATTTAAATTTAAAATATATTCAGCTTTAGATACGTATTTTTTTTCAGTAGCATGTAGTTCAGAAAGACTATGTTCTATATTCATAATTAATTCTTTTTGAATTGTTCTATCCATAAGGCAAAAATTTTTATACAATGGTTCATAATTGTTCAAATACTGCATTATATAACCGTTTTCTAAAAATGAGTAAATTTTTGGTGTTTTAAACACAATTTTATTGTCAATAATGTATTTATAAAACCGTTTTTCGTGTTCTATTTTATTTTTTCCGTATTCGTTTACGCATACCTTTTTAATTAAATTGTTTGAATAATCAATACTAATTTCGTTAAACACCGAACCATACCCTATTCTATTTAAAACTTCATAATGCTGAGACATCGTAATATATAATTAAGAAACATTAAAAAGTTAATTAAACACGCCATTAAAGTCGTTAATCAAATAAACGTCCGCCTTTTTAAAATAGTTATATTGATAATCGTCCTTATCCGTTATAATATAAATGCAGTCAGTTACGTGTTTTAAAGAATTGTAACCAACTATTGAATTTTCAATTCCTATAATACTTTTTTCATTATTATAAAATCTATTTTTTGCTGTAATATAACATTCGCTATCCGGTTTGGGTAAACAATAATCTTCTCTTGTAACCCAATTTTTTAATTTACACAATAACGGTTGTTTACATTTAAAATAGTTCACGTTTTCTAAAGATGTATTGGTAACAACAACATGATTAATATTAAACGCATCAATATATTTAATTAATGAATCTGCGTTTTTCATAAACGATATATTATCGACACCCTGAATATATTTATTTTTTGAAGCCTTTATTTTATCTTTTTCATTAGGAAAGTTAGAAGTAAGGTAATTATCTATCCCTTTATTGTTTATTATTTTAAGGTACTCTTGGTAAATTAATTCAACGTTATATTCTTTTAAAGCTGCGTTATAACCTTTATAATGAAGGATATCAGTATCAATTAACGTTCCATCCAAATCAATCATAAAAAACACATTTGATGTGTTTTCGTTGGTGTTTACATTAAGTTGGGGATGTGATAATTTTCTGAAACATTTTTCTAATCCCAGATAGATTGGAGTAAACGAGTAATCATAAATGTTGTATTTTGTGTCCTTTAAAAAAGTATCCTTTGGTCGTTCAGCGCCATCTCTTGGTTCTTCATTAATTGGTAGAATATGATTTGTTTTATGTAGACAATTAGAAATAATAGTCGACATTTCATATTTCGTTATTCTATCGTGAGGATTACAATAATGAAAAATGCCTAGTTTTGGTTCTTTTATCATATCCAATAAAAATTGGCAAAAATCAGGTATGTAATTAGGGCGACGAATTGAATAATTGTCTTCCTTTGATGTTTCGATACGATTTAATACTTTTTTTCCAATAAGCGTTACTGCATTTTCTTCAAAATTATTAATATTATCAGTATATAAAACAGGTACTCTTATAATTGTATATTCTTTGCATTTTGATATTACTCTTTTTTCTGATATTAATTTCGAAATTCCATAATTTTGTAATGGATTTGTTTCGTCGCTGGGATAATAAGGTGCGGTTTGTCCATCAAAAACATAATCAGTAGATAAATGTATTAAATGAATATTTAATTCAGAGCAATTTTTTGCAATATTATTAGTTATATCTATGTTTGATGATTTAATATCCTGCCAATTGTTTTCACATATTTCTAATTGCCTTTCAACAATGCAATTTACGCATATTTTTATATTATTTCCTATCAACTTAGTACGAATATCTTCTGTATCAAGAAAATTTATTTGAATAGCGTTTTCTACATAATTTTTGTTATATGTTCCTATAAAAGATACATTGTTTACCATTAATGCTTTACACAAATCTCTACCCAACAGACCCGACGACCCACATATTAAAACAGTCATTATATATTAATGAATACAAATTCATTAATATGTTTTATACTAATCTCTAATTTTATTTATCCAGAATTCTAGTAAGTCTTTAATAGTTGTTTTAATATCATATTTTGGTTCCCATCCTAATTCTTCTTTTACTAACGATGCGTCTCCGTCTTGAAATTGAATATCAATGGGTCTCCATAATTTTTCATCTATTTGCATTTTTACGTCAGTCAGTCCACTAAATTCTAATAGCATATTCGTATAATTTCTCATTTGCAAAGGGTCTCCCCCACATACATTATATGTTTTTCCAATAGCTACATCATTTGTCATCGCTAAATAAAACGCATTGGCAATGTCCCTAACATCAGTAACAGCACGAATTGTATCTAAGTTTCCTATACGTAACGTTTTATCTTGCTTTCCTAAAACCATTCTAGCAATTTGTACCGCGTCAGAAGCAATAGAAAATTTAGCACCCCTGCGTGGCCCTGTAAAACAAAACGGGCGTATAACGGTCGCGTTCATCTGTTTATTTTTCATTCTTTCTGCTATATAAAGATCTATGGCTGCCTTAGAGGCGCCATAAGGATTTGCAGGTAAAATAACATTGTCTTCTTTTATTTTTCTACCATCTATTCCCTCGTTACCATAAACCTCCACTGTCGAACAAAAAATAAACCTACACCCGGGTTGATTGTCATTTAATGCAGTAATTAAATTAATAGAACCCATAACGTTTGCTTCCCAAGTGCCTATAGGATCCGTAAAACTAGTAGGTGGGTGGGTTTGAGCAGCTAAATGAAATACTCCATCAAAATTGTTTTCCTTCATTATTAAATTTATACTTCTATAGTTAATCAAATCGCCATACAAAAATACGATTTTACTAAATATTTCGTCGCTTAAAATATCTCGTATATCTTGTTCGGAACCTCTGTTTGACCGAATCAAACCGCATACTTCATGTCCGTTCTCAATTAACTGTTTTGCCAAATGCGGTCCTAAAAACCCTGAAATGCCAGTTACTAAATATTTCATTATACTTTAAACAAATACTTAATTATAATGAAATTACACGAATAACGTTACTCATCATCAGATCTAATTTTATTTACAATATTTGTCGTGCTTTTTCCGTCGACATTTTTGAATAATTTAATATTTGTTAAATAAGGGTGCTTTTCTATGATTTTTTCTTCAATATAATCATTACCCTTAGTCCAGTAAAACGGATTTACAATTTTCATTATATCACCAAGCGTTTCTTCTTTTGCGATGTTTTCTTCGTTGTATAAAATAACATAATCTACGTAAGAGATTGTTTTAAATAAATCAATTCTATCTTTATAATTGTTTATTGGTCTATTTGCGCCCTTTAATAACTTTATTTGTTCATCGCTACTTAAACATACCATTAATTTGTCACCTAATTTTTTTGATTCTCTTAAAGTATTTATATGACCAACATGAATAATATCAAAACAACCGGAAGATAATATAATTTTTTCGTTATTTTTGTTTAATTTATCAACTACCAGTTTTAACTGTTCCTTATCATAAATTATTTTAGAGTCTTCTGCGTAATCACTGTTATGAAGTGACAATACCAAAATGCTTTCTTCGGGAAACTGAATGCCGTCAAAGTTATCAATAAACGAACCTTCTTTTAAATATTTCATGTTTTGGTTTACGACACCTCTCAAAAGAATATTATAATTATTGTTATTAAACATTGAGCCGACAGGGTCCTTCTTATTCTTGTTGTTTATTTCAGTTACTTTTAAATTTACTCCTTTTATTTGTTTATCAAAATCAGTAGTTAAAAAAAAGTAATCCAATTTGTCCAAGTCCTCTGTAGTTTTATTAACAGACGACTCGTATCCTGTTGAATTTCTTTTATATTGGTCATTTATTCTCAATAAATCGTTCTTGTCACTAAATTTTGCACTATCATTAAAAATTTCTATTTCCAATAAATAGGTTTCTTCCGAAAAAGAAGATAATCCATGAAAATTGTATTGAGGCAAATGAATACTGGACATAGGATTTAAAATAATACTAGAATTGAGTAAATTTATTTTAGCTATTCCGTTTAAACATATGATAATCGTATCTTTATTAAAATGTGTATGCAAAGAAGTAGATTGGCCCTTTTTAATTTTCAAAAACCAAACCCCTATTTTATCACTTTCGTATATCAAAAACTCATGTCCCCAAGGCTTTACACAAGCAGAATTTTTATAATCAACACGACTATGTATTTGGTGTTTTATGTTAATGTTGTTTTCTACTATTTTCATCTCTTCATCTAAAACTTTTATTTTATGATTAATCATATATAAAATAACAAACATTATTTTTCTGTATTGTTATTATGATTAATGGAAAAAACGCGTTGAAAACTTTATAACTTAAAATGCTTATTCGATTTATATTTCTTTTAAAAATCCTAACTTTTCTGCGTATTCGTATAGGGGATTAATAATTTTCCATATCAATATCTGGATTCATTGTTGAAATAATGAAATGGATATTACTATTTGATACAAATATTTTATTACATAAACTCATCGCAAAACACTCATTCAAAATATCCATTCCTAGTTTATAACCAGATTTGTCATTATCTAAACTCATTATTATGTCTTTGTCTCCATCAATTCTTAAAACGTTATCAAAATAATAAATATCATCAAAAATAGATTTTGCCAAGTTTATATTGTCATTAGTATCCGACATTATAAAAATAGAATATTCTTTGTGATCATTGCTTATTTTTTCTTTAATTTTCAATAATCTATCTGAATAAGATACAGATAAATATTCGGGGTCATGCACAATTTTTTGCGCAATGCTCCTCAAATGTATGCCAAATATTGGCTTTTTTAAATTAGAAATACTATCTATTACAGATTGATTTTTTATTACTTCATAATCATTAATAAAATTGGTAATATATTTTTTGTTCGTTTCGTCACTCATTGTTGGTATGCATGCTGTTATGAAAGGTGTGCTTAAAAGAGATGAGTTTGCAAAATAAATCTTATAATTTTCTAAATTTTCTATATGTATTTTTCTTTTATAGTATAAGAAAAAAGAATTGTTATAATTACTATCATGATATTTAAAGAGCGTTGTGTTTTTACTGAAATGCGGTAAACATATTATATTGGGATTCACTTCTTTTAAAAAAGATAATGTTTGTAAAAATATTGTTAACTGAGAACCAAAACCAGAATCACTATTTACTATATTGATTATTACATTATTGTCGGTTTTAATATCGCTAATTTCATTTATTAATTTTTCAACATTTTCATATATAATATTATCATTAATTGGTATATTCTCGTAATCTTTCAAGTCTCTTTTGGTTTCATCCACCGTTTGTGATAAAGCAAAACAGTCTTTAATTAAATAAAACATATTAAATATGAGAACTAATAGTAAAAAAATGAATAACGTCCTCCTTAAAAAATTTTTCATATATTATTAAAATATATATTTTATTTAACAAACACCATTATTTTTTCCGCAGTCTCTTTATGATTCGTGGAATGTACATCTTTATTATGCATTGGTTGAGAACTTTGTAATTTGAAATATTTCTTTGTTATGCGATTCATGTCTCCTAACAAATCGTATTGTTCCTTCGTATTATCAGAACCGTAACCCGACAAAATATAACACATACGACCACCCGGCTCAAGAACATGATGACAAAGTTCTATGGTTTTCTCCCAGTATCCTTCTAACCATTCTTCATAAGACGTATATTTATTAGTGCTTTGTTCTGCACCTTTATACAGTTCTAAACGATAATACGGAGGGCTAAAAAACACTACATCAAAATGTTCTCGATATTTCTTTCTGAATTGAGCCGATTTGGCTAAGTTCTCAGATGGTTCACAGAATATAGTTGTCTTTTTATCTTTATACATATTTGCGTATTCCTGTGTCTTGGTGCATACGTCCTTGATTACATCTGTTCCTACATATTCAGTAACATAGGGACATTGTAAAAAACCAAAACAATAAGATGTCCATCCTAGCGTTGGTGTAAAAATTTTAGTGCCTTTGAGAACCGAATGATTCAACGAATATACCAGATATGGGTTCATGATTGATGCGCGAAAATAAAAGGACGAGAACACCGAACCAATACGGCCCTTTGCTATATAATCAGATGCGCTTGGTGTCAATAATTTATAATCAATTATGGAATGTAAATACAAATCTTTGAGAACATCGATATACGTTGGAACACCTTCAATTCCTGATTTGGTATCTTGTAATATCCCTTTATAATGCATATTACGTATCAAAACTTTATAATTAATCGATTCGTTGTTATTCATATGTTTATTTTTCATAGGAGGCGTTTGAATGGTTAAAAATTCAGGATCGATACGTAATGACAAATTGTAAAATCGCGTTAAATATTCATTTCGATTCTTAATGTTCTCAAAAAGAGTCTTGATTTTTTCTTTATCGATTTGTCTTCGTGCCATATATTCCTTTAAAGGAACTAAACCAGCCGACGTTCTAACAGTCGCTTTACGTAAAAAATTGGGTAATGTATCTGGTTCTCTATGAAAAATATTTAAAAATTCATTGAGCCTCAATAGTTTCATTTATATATTGTGTGATAAAAAAACAATATATACAACCTTTTTATTTTTTTTGTCTTTTTACTTTAGAAATCAAAGTAGCCACCCTCAAAATGCGCCTCAAAAACGGTGTTTTGGCCCACCAATTCTAGGTCGGGAATGCTCGTGTCATCAGACTCCTCATCGTATGAGTCTTCCTCCTCAACCACTGGAGGCAATTCGTTACTGAATCGAGCAAATTCTACGTGCGACAAATAGGTGTCGTAAACGCTTATCCACTGTCTGGTTTGCTCATCGACTAGTTCAATGCCGTCGCCCATGAATCCTCTGCCGCGCCGTCCTTCGTATACGTAGGCAGCACAATTAGCACAGTATCCGATGAACTCCCCTTGGTAGGAACCGTAATCTGCACAATTATTACATTGCTCTGGACCAGTGCCTGGTTCGTGACTAAGGACCCACTGGTTCGGAAAGCTAGGATGGTATGGACCCGTCCAACCCTGCTCCTGCTCCTCCTCATCCTCCTCGGAATCGGAAACAACGTGGACCTCGTCGTAATTAGAATTTGCCGTCATGGCTACTTTTTGCATTCTAATAAGAATTCAAAAAGGATTCAATTTTTATTGGTTTATGAAGTTCTCCAAATATTGGGACAAACCCGTTCGGCTAAATACTAATTTTTTATCCCAAAGAAATCCCCTAAAATAATTGTAAATAATTATCTTACTTATTATGCATTCATTTATTATTTTATTAAACAAACATTTATTACTGAAAGAATAAATACTAATAGAATCCTAACAAAAAATCCCCAATTATGCAGTCAACAGACCGTTTTATGTATCTTACGATTAATGATAACGTTTTTTATCTTAAAAACACCAATAATTTTATGCAGTCAATTCCCCAAAAAGAAATAGGCCAACTTTTGGAAAATGGACATTTATAAATGTCCAAAATGAAAATATACGAAATAAAGTTTTACGGAAAAACGAATTGTCTCGATAAAGCTTTAAAATCAAAAATTATTTTTTTAGTATGACTGCATAAGAAAAAACGCAAAAATCGCACTTTGGGACAAATTTATTAGGCAAAATCCTAATATTTTTGTCCCAAAAAATCCCATTTTTGTTATTTCAATCATATTCATTGCATGTTTGGTAATACACAAGTTTAAAAACAAAATGATTTTGTTACGATAAAATAAAATCCTAATTTTGCCTAATTCAAAAAATCCCCGCTGCTTCCATGATAGTTGGACATTTATTTTAATTCATGGTTGTTATCATAAGACTATAATATTATGCGCGGTTAATATATAATAAACAATATAATTTTGCAAAATACGAGGGTCCCACTGCGTCGATCGACTTTAGGGATTTTCTCATTAGTCATTATACGAATGGAAAAATCCCCAGAAATCCCCAAAAAATATATTTGTAAGACGTGTGACTATTTTACGAATAACAAAAAAGATTTTATCAAACATAATTCCACCCGTAAACATAATTTACTAACAAATCCGAATGGTTTCGTCCCAAGTCCTAACAATATTGAAACCCGTGATTTTTCATGTAAATGCGGTAAAACATATAAGCATATGTCGAGTCTATGTAATCATAAAAAAAAATGCACTGGCACAACCGCTGATGATTTAATGAAAGCAGTTTTATCGGACAACAATAAATCAATAAACGCAAATTTACTATTAGAAATAGTAAAACAAACAAATGAATTTAAAACTTTATTGATAGAACAAAACAACAAATTTAATGAATTAGCAAGTCAGAACACGATGATACAAAACAATATTACCACAAACAACAATAGTTTTAATCTGAATGTGTTTTTAAATGAAAAATGTAAAGATGCACTCAACTTAATGGATTTCGTAAATTCACTACAATTGAAACTTACGGACTTTGAAGAGACTGGGCGTCTAGGATACGTAGAAGGCATATCAAAAATCATTGTCAATGGCTTAAAAGAAATGGACGTTCATAAGAGACCCATACATTGCACTGACGTTAAACGGGAAACTATGTACGTGAAAGACCAAGATGTTTGGGAAAAAGAAAACGATGATAAATCACGTCTAACAAAGGCTGTAAAAGTAGTTGCTGATAAAAACTTTCAACAAATGCTTGCTTGGCAAAAAGAATATCCAGAATGTACGGTCAATAACACACAACAAAACGAGAACTTTATTAAAATTATGTTAGCAGTATTAGGCGGCCAAACACCAGAAGAAGACGAAAAGAACCGGGAAAAAATATTACGTAATATTGCGAAAGAAGTTGTCATTGATAAATCGACTTGTTGATTCTATAAAACTATTTGTTTTTATAGAATTTAAACCGAAGGAGCAGGAACAGTGCGTGGCTTACGAGCGGCGGGCTTCCTACGCTGGACCTTCTTAAAATCATCGTCGCCTTGCTGCTGTTGCTCCCCATCCTCTTCAAACCGACGGTAGGAGCGGACAGGACGACGGTCTCCCTCGGGGAAAACAGTACGACGAACCTCACACATGAGCTTACCACCCTTTAATCCCGAGACATCATTCGCCTGAAGCTCGTGCTTCTCCGAAGTCGACCTCTCGAGCGAAAACTCGACATACTCTCCTTGAGTTAGGTACTTATACTGCGAATTTGTAACGCGAATCGACGAATAATGCACAAAAATATCCTTTCCTGCGTTCTCATCGGCGCTATCATTCATAGTAATAAAACCGTAACCAGCCTTATTGTTAAACCACTTTACTTGACCTAATGCACGCTCGGTAGTACTCATCGTATTACTCTGTACATGTATTCATGTTATTTTTTTATATTGTTTTTCAAAATATCATTTAATTTGTAATAATCAGGAGCCTCATCAAACGCTATATCGTAACAGCTTTTTATAAAATCGCAAAGAGGTACTTCATCAACCAAAGATAGAATATTTTCAAGAGATTTTAGTTCTCTCCTAAGTGCATTTTTTTCTGATGCGCTACCAACGGCAATATTGGACCATGGTAAAGTTCCTAGTATCATAAATAAAAATATATACGATAGGGATATTATGTCATCACGACGAGATGGGCTCAAACCATTATGTAAATAATAACTATACCATTTAGGTGTTCCTGTTATATCGTTATGACTGCGTTCGTCTCGAATATGTTCTCGTTTATCATTAATATAAAAGGTTGAGAACCCAAAATCTATGATAAATAAGGCACCGTCTTTTATCATAATGTTTTCCGGTTTTATATCGCGATGAATAACGCCTTTTTTATGAACAGATTCGAGTATAGATAAACAACTCCGTATAATGTTATATATTTTTTCTGGGGTCAGCGTTCTCGATTGAATATACTGAATTAGAGAACATTCAAACAATGGCATAACTAAACAAAGGTTTTCGCCATATAATCCATACCATAAAACCGTGGGTATCTGTTTTACGCCTTCGTTCCGCAAATAATTTAAAATAGTTGTTTCGTGTTGTAGCAATTTAATTCCGCCATCTTGGTTCTCAAATTTTATAGCTACTTGTGCACTTGTTTTTTGATGAATTGCTTTATACACATTTCCAAATTGTCCGTTACCTATTTTATCCAAGATTTTGTATTTGTTATTTACTATACATTCATTCATATGAATTTAGTAACCATAACTCTAATTTTTTTATAATGATAATATAAATGAACAAAACATTGACATATATAGATAAGATTATAGAAAAATCAAACGGTAATTTTTACTTTTATACGTTACTGATTTTAAATATATCGCATTTTTTACATGTATCGCATATTTTGGGGTTTTTTGAAATAATAATATTCGATGAAACTATGACCAATTATCTTAATATAGCTATACAAACCTATATTTGTTTCGTATTATTAATAAGATTTAATCCTTGGCGAAAAACAAGAATGACAGAAGGGGACCGTCGCGTAATTTTCGGGACAGCTGTATTTTTATTAGGAAATTTGGCATTGACTCAATATTTTTTAAATTACGTAAAACAAACTTATGTTTTATAAAACAAAAGACGCCGTATACATAAAGATAAATATTTATATATACCAATGAACGTAAACGAAATTTTCGAAACAGCACAAAAAGACCCGACCTTATTTTCAACATTAGATATTGAAGCCATATTAGAGTCCGTAGAAAATGAAAAGAACGATTATTTAGAGAACAAAACTATGGATGAAATCACAAAAGACGTTTTTGAGAACATTTCCGAACTGTCTTTAACAAAAGAAAAAACCAAGGACTTGTGTGATAAATTAATAGGTTACCGTTTTATAGACGAAATAAATGAACTATTTAAAGGAAGACATGTGCGTTGGATTCGTAAAGACTCAGATAAATTAACTACTGGAGGAATAGTTGTAGATATCAAATTTTTAAAAGACGGAATACAAGTTCTCACAAAAAACAACATGAATCGTTTTATACAATACCGTTTTGATGAATGTCTATCGTTTCAAAAATTATCCAATGAAGAGCAGTTATTATTGATGGCGTATGAGGAATTACAAAAGTAGTTTACACCGATAAATATCTAGTGGAACGCCTTTCAGGAGTTCCATTTTAAATGTTCAAATGTGTAAAAAACAAATATCACGTTAATACAAATGGGCTATGTACGATTCGATTACTTATTTTCTTATTGGATAGCGGCATGGTTTTTAATCTATTATAACATAGGCGCGTTTGTCGGGCCAACCACGAACTGGCTTAAAAAAACGGCAAATCCTCTATTGGCGCTATGGATAGCGTTTTGGTTTAACGTGTATGAAATAATTTATGTTTCTCAAATAAAATTCGACGTCATATTAATAGCAAAATACAGCATCATGATACTTTTTTTAAAGATTTTGCCGATTTACTTACTATATAGAAAAGGCCTATCGATTGATTGGACCAACGACGTATTTGTTCTCGCAATAATATTTTCCGTTTATAATATCCATTTGTACGTGAATAGACAAAACCCATCGAAGATATACCAGGAAACAGAAAAATCTTTGGTAAAAGGCGATAATAAAACACCAATGTTCTCTTTACTCGAAAAATTAAGAAAGTTGGTTCAATGAACTATCAACCGATAACCGATTTTTATGAGTTTTACGATGATTCGATGCACGTTTTTTGCAAGTACGATTTTTACGATTGGTTAGATAAAAAAAATCTTTAATATGATACATCATTTTTTGCGCTACAAAAACATCGACATCTTTTGTGCTCGCTACGTCATCTCTTCCTTTATGATGGAAAAAAAACCAATCACTAATATATTCTTCAAAAGTATGCATCATGTTTGTCTTTTTCATAAATTCAACACCATACGATGATAACATAAAACGTTTTATAATAACGTCAACCGAAAGGCCGTGAAAATAAGGAAATGGTTGTATATAATACACCTTTTCGTTTATCATATCACGATGATAAGTGTCGTCTATAAAACATATTTCTGTCGTCTTTGGTAATAAAGTACAACGTATTAAATCTCCACAGTTCTTATCTTTACTGGTTCTCGAAAATTCCACTATTTTGTTATTAATTTTGAAAGCGCTTATTATTTTATCAAACAGGCAGTTCGATGTTTTTAACCGTTTATTAATATACGAAACGATAAGTGAAACCCAAGGAGGGGTACAAATATTATTGGTATAAATAAACAATTTATCGCACTGACCGGATGCCTTTTTAAAATAAAGAAATTCAAGAATATTTAATATTCCGTACCTTAGAAATTCAGGATACATATCCATAAGTATATCAAAAATCGTTTGGGTTTCGTTTTTATCTAGGGCCCGTATTTTGTTTAGAGCAGTCCACAGAATATATAAATCACCGAACGAACCTATGGTTTCATCTAAATCTAATACAATTATTTTCTGATACTTTTTCTGATAAATTTTCTGATAACAACTGCCTTTATAGACTTGCAAAAGTCCAGTTTCATTTGACATATTATATATAGTGTCGGATGAAATATTTTACTTATAATTTTAACGACCCGTAGAACCAAACCCACCAGAACCCCTTTCGCTGTTCGATAAATCATTTATATCATTTACTATTTTCACAATAACAGGACACAACGAAGGATGACAAATTTGCAACAAGCGAGTGCGCTTCTCTACTGTATATGATGATTCATGAGATTCCTGCGAATTTAACCAACGAAATGCACCTATCATTCTACCACGATAACCACTATCAATAACCCCAGTGTGATTCGCCAACATTAACGGTGTCTTGGAAATACTCGACCGAGGAAAAAGATAAAATCCGCTACTAATGCCCTCGCTATTTATCATTTCACAATGTATCTCTAAATCAACAAATTTGCTATCCAATTCCTGATTAAACGTCACGTCGTCAGCAATGAATAAATCGAATCCGGAATTAGGATGAGATGATTTAATGACCTCATTGTTATGTTTATTTACATGATTTTCGTATAACTCTCGGAGTTCATTATTATCGGGATTAACAAAAAGCTTTAAAACAGCAAATTGTTTCTTATTGCCATTATTAACGTTCATATTATTCAGAAAACTTTCATAATCAAAAGAGGTCATGTTTATTTATTAAGGGCCATTATTTTTATATTGTTTCCATGAAATAGATTGCCCTTCTATAATTTTTGGCTTTTCGTCTTCATACTGTTTGTCCAAATTATCGCCTCTCTTCATTGCGCTATCAATATATAATTCTTTTAGCACCTTTCCCACCATTACAGAGCCTTTATATTGGTCAACGGCAGAATCTTCAATCATCTTAAGCACAATTAACAGCTTTGTCATAATGGTTAAATCTAATTCATCCTTAATCATTTTATGGAAAAGGTCCATATAATTATTGTATAAGAACGGTGCCTCTTCTACGGCTAGTTCTAAAAAACGCTCAGGACTTTCTTTAAATAAATCTGCATTTTGTGTCTTAAATATGTCTAATCGTCTAACGTCATCGCGAATTTTAGTACTATGTTTCAATTTACGTATAGAGTCTGTATTATTAACATATTCCGACTCGTCGATTAAAGATTTAAGAGGAATACTTTCTGAGATACTCATTATACTAAATAAAAGATATATTTTTTATGTTCATTGCGCGCAAAAAATATAATTCCGTACTTTATTAAACAATGGAAGATTCTTTAGACAGTTTCGACGACAATTCGTTTGATATGTACGGCTATGTAGCAAAAAATAGTTATTTTGTTGTTTTAACGTTATTAATATCAGTATTTTTTGTTTATAAGTTTTTTTTCAGTGGAATGGATTTGACAGAGTCCGAAAACATATTTAACTTAAATACCAATTTTATAGAAAGCGCGAATGAATATTTTAGAAAATTGTGGTTATTCACTAAAATGGACAACGATACTTTAGTTGTCGAAAATAACCAGAAGGAGGGGCTTTTAGATAGAATAGTGGAGACTATGGATAAATCTGATATTTAGAATTAACACGAAGGGATTGGTTGGTTAATTTAGAACATAAATAATATCTCTTAAATATTTATACAAAAATGAAATTCAATGCACAATATGTTATTCCAATTGTAATTTTAGTGGTAGTTGTTTTTATTTCACTATGCCAATCTTGCGCTTATTTTAAACCCTATGATTCTGAAGGTTACGAAAACATTCAAGCGCCTTTAAATGTTGGCGAAGTTAACGATAGTGACAAAAATTTTGTTACGAATGGACCCAATCAAGCCATGGATAGTGCTCTTGAGCCTGAAGTTTATGACAGCAACAATATTAATAACGTAGGGACACCCATTCCGGGTTCAGGAATGTTATATAATACAATGAACCAAGGAGATAGCTCTTCATTTTATGATGACAATAGTATTAATAATATGGGGACGCCGATTCCTGAATCAGGAATGTTATATAATACAATGAACCAAGCAGCTAGTGCTCCAGTTATTAGAACAACTTTCAGCGGCAGGGAAGGTTTCGCAACATTAAATGACGTATCTGGTGATTATGCAAAGGGTGACAAGGGTATTGATATTTATTCGCAAGCGGAAGGTGCAGCGTCATGCGAACCAGGTCCTTATTCTAATTCCAATGGATATTTATGTTTAGATGATAACCAACTAAACCAATTAAAAACTCGCGGTGGAAATCAAACCGCTTATAATTAAAATGTAGTAAAACAAATAGAACAATATTCAATCGGAATACTAGCCTCTGGATTAATATCAATATAGTCTCGAACCTTATTATGAAGGCATTCAAGTTTCAAATATTTATTTATTTCTGAAACGGCATTTTGTAAATGGATATTGTCGTTTTCTTTCAACAAATCCTCCAATTGTCTTTTAATTCGAATAATATCATCAATTTCATAATGCGTGTCGCACATTATATTACATAAAAAATTATTTTTATGTAATTATTTATTTTAATATTTTAAAACCACGTTTAACAATACATCGCCAGCATAGACTGATTCTGGTTCTCTTCATTCTTAATAAACACATCTACATCCTTTCGACTTACAGTAAAGGGAAACGACACATCCAGGTTAATCTCCTTAGCGAAAATATTCGTCGAACCTGGCTTAATCAAGCGGAACAAGTTCAACTTCGTATACACAATCTCAAGACAGCGCTTCAAATTACGAACACCAGCCTCTCCCTTCGTAAGATGTTCATTAGAAACAATATATTGAATCGTATCATCAGGAATAATAACGTCCGACTCGCTAAAATTCACTTGCTCTCGAATCTTTGGTAACAAATAGTCGCGCGCAATCTTAATCTTTTCCTTTGCGTCGTAACCCTTGGTTTGAATACGATACATACGATCCTTGAGAATAGCATTGACCTTGGACTCGTCATTATAACTAAAGATAAACAGACACTTACTGAGGTCGAAATCAATATCTGAGAAGTACTTGTCGTGGAATTGGCTGTTCTGTGATGTATCAGTGAGATGTGTCAAAATACCTACAATTTCTTCTCCTCTGGGAGTGTCACTAATCTTATCCAGCTCATCAAAGTAAATCACAGGATTCATACACTTACTATCAATCAAAATCTGAACAATCTTACCCCAACTACTTCCCTCGTAAGTATAGGAGTGACCCTCCAAGAAACTACTGTCTCCTGCTCCGCCAAGAGCAATAAACGCAAACTCACGACCAAGAATCTTACTAATTCCCTCCTTAACAAGAGTGGTTTTACCAGTCCCCATAGGTCCCTTGATAGCAATTGCTGTTCCCATGGCGGAAGGATTAGAAATCCACTGACCAACCATCTGTAAAATCTGGAGCTTGGCGTCATTGAGTCCATAAACACAATCATCAAGAATGGTCATGGCATTGTTCATGAAATCGTGACACCGTTCAATACCATCGTCCATAGTAATGGAAAGACTCTTGTAATTGCAAAAGGGGATTCGCATAAACGTATCCACCCAATTCTTGATTTTATAATACTCGTTGTCTCCTGGCTCCAAATGCTTCAGTGCGTTTAGCTTTTGGAGAGCATACGCCTTGAACTTAGGAGGAATTTTAGACTGGAGAAGAGCCAGGCGATAAGGACGGTCAATATTTACATGAGAATTAATTTCCTTCAAATCATTCATGATACGAAGCTGCTCCTTATTTGAGAGCTTCTTCTTGAAATAATCGATTTCGTTCGTCTCTTGTGTGTCGTCGTGGATGAGCTTATGATAAGCACGCGCATTACGAATACGAGCCTTTTTAACGAGCTTCTTGATGGACTTGTCACAATCCTGGATAGCGTTAATAAGAATCTTACTGTTTGGGCGCTTATTAAGCTGGACCGTAAGAGTTCTCTTTGTCTCAGTCAAATCAAGATATTCCTGCTCAACGTCAGTAATTTCTCCGATTTCTTCGGGATGAGAACTTCCTTTCTTGTCCTTCTTCTTATCCTTCTTCTTCTTACTATCCTTTACCGGCATAGCGATAGCTTCATAATTCTCCTTCATAAATGCCTTTTCGTCCTCGCTGTCACAGTCAGCATTATCGTCCTCTTCATTGTAGTCGTCGGGATAAACATACTGATCGCCAGAACCTCCGAAGAATACAATATCCATAACCTTACCGTTTTCATCCTCCTCCTCTTCCTCCTCTTCCTCTTCCTCTTCCTCTTCCTCCTCCTCATCGTCATCATCATCATCGTCATCATCGTCATCATCGTCATCATCATCATCGTCATCATCAGAATCATCATCCTCTTCTTCAGTAGATTCTGTCGACTTAAACTTAGACTTAGACTTAGACTTAGACTTAGACTTAGACTTAGACTTAGACTTAGAATTAGACTTGGCGTTAGACTTAGACTTAGACTTAGAGTTAGACTTAGACTTGGCCTCATGTTTTGATTTGACCGAGGCCTTTTTCTTTTCGGCAACCTTTTGCTTCATATACTTAGACGGAAACATTTGACCAAGAAACTCTTCAAATTTAAGGCGATACGCAGATTCATCCTCTGATTCATCCTCATCATCATCATTTTCCGAGTCTTCATCCTCGTCGTTTCCTACAAGTACCTTTTTATTTTTCTTCTTCTTATCAGGTACAAAAGATGAATCACTAGTCTCACTACATGTCTCATAATCCTCCTCGTCCTCAAAAATCTCCTCGTCGCTATCTGAGTCGTCCTTCGACTTCTTAAGCTTGTTCTTCTTGTTGTTGCGAGTGTTATAGGTAGCAGTCTTCTTCGGCATGATTTAGATATTAACAGCAAGAGCCGTTTAAATGGTTGCTTCAAACAATAAATAATTTTTCGAAATCAATTTTTAGCTTCGTGAAAATTATGCACTTAAAGTATTTATTTACGTTAAAAAATTGATTCTCAAAGAATATAAAAAGTTACATTAATATATATATTAGGTTGAAATGTCGCTACACCAAAACAAAACAAATGAACACAAACCTTCGTCCAAGATTATTGGTGTGCAATTTAGTATATTATCACCGGAGGAGATACGTAAAAATTCAGTTGTCGAAGTAACGTCACGCGATACTTATATTAATAATAAACCAGTTGTTGGTGGTCTGTTTGATCCTCGAATGGGAGTTCTCGAGCCGGGTATAATCTGTCCCACAGATGGATATACGTATATCGACACACCTGGTTATTTTGGACACATCGAGCTAGCAAGACCAGTGTTCTTTATTCAGCATATCAAAGAAATAATGAAAATATCCAGATGTGTTTGCTTCAAATGTAGCAAATTACTGATAAATAAAAACCACCATCCGCATGTTCATAAAATGAGCACAGAAGACCGATGGGATTATGTCAGCAGTCTTGCTGCCAAAGTTAAGCGATGTGGAGACAAAACAGAGGACGGATGTGGTTGTAAACAGCCGGACAAAGTCAAACTAGAGGGAATGGCAACGCTTTTTGCAATTTGGGAAAATATCGACGCAGAAGGGGCAGATAATAAGAAAATCAATATTCGTCTTACGCCTGAGATTGTTCTTAAGATTTTCAAACGTATTTCGGATGAGGATATAAACTTTATGGGGTTCAGTTCAACGTGGTGCCGACCCGAGTGGATGGTTTGCCAAGTTTTACCTGTCCCTCCTCCTGCTGTACGTCCTTCAGTGAAGCATGATGCACAGCAGCGTAGCGAAGATGATTTGACGCATATTTATAGTAACATTATCAAAACCAATCGCGATTTGATGGACAAGTTAAATTCGAATGCATCTCCTAACGTTATTGAAGGAATGACCACGGTTCTACAATATTTCGTTGCGATGATTGTCAATAATAAAGTCAAGGGCGCAGTGCCAATGGCTCAGCGCTCAGGTCGTCCGCTTCAATGTATTATGGGGCGTCTTAATAGCAAAAACGGTCGAATTCGTGGTAATCTTATGGGTAAACGCGTAGACTTCAGTGCTCGTTCGGTCATTACTGGCGACCCTAATTTGTCGATTCGACAGCTCGGTGTCCCTAGAAAAATTGCGATGAATATTACCAAGCCAATGGTCGTCAATGACAGAAACCGTGACTTCCTAATGAAGTTGATTCAGAATGGTCCGGAGATTTGGCCTGGTGCCAAGATTCTGGAAAAGAAAAACGGACAAAGCATTTCGCTGCGTTATGTAGACCGTGGCTCAATACGACTAGAAAACGGCGACGTTGTTCATCGACATATGATGGATGGCGATGCGGTTCTTTTCAATCGTCAGCCTAGTTTACATAGGATGTCTATGATGTGTCACATCGTAAAAATTATGAGCAAGGGCGATACATTTCGCATGAATGTTGGTGACACAAAACCATATAATGCTGATTTTGATGGTGATGAAATGAATATGCACATGCCACAGAATATTTTGGCGGAGACAGAGCTGCGCCATCTAGCCGCCATTCCCTACCAGATGATTAGCCCAAGTGCAAACGCGCCTATCATTGGTATTTATCAAGACTCGCTTCTTGGATCGTATCGTTTTACTAGGCCGGGAATCACATTTAGCCCGAGAGACGCTATGAATTTATTGATGATGTTTAATAAAGTCGACGTGTCAGCACTTAGAAAGGACAAAATAACGAATTTTGATGTTCTCAGTCAAATCCTTGTGCCATTGACATTAAAATACAAGACCAAGCTCTATGATGAAGACGAAAACTATGAGTCATCAAATAATGTGCTCGAAATCCATAATGGAGAGTACGTTCGTGGACAAATTGAAAAGTCGGTTCTTGCGTCGACCACAAAAGGTATTATTCATCGCATATATAACGACTATGGATGTATGGCTGCGTCAAATTTCATTGATGACCTCCAAAACGTCGTCACAGAATATATGAAATCTAGTTCATTTAGTGTCGGAATTAGTGATTTGATTTCTAACGCACAAACCCAGGAGAGTATTATTAATATTATCACAGAGCAAAAGAAAAAGGTGCATTCCCTTATTGAGAAGGTACATCTAGGTATTTTCGAAAACAATACGGCGACCACAAATATGGCCGAATTTGAAAACAATGTAAATAATATTTTGAACGATGCCACGAACCAAGCCGGCAAAATTGGACGTAAATCGCTTAGCAAAACAAATCGTTTTGTTATGATTGTGGACTCAGGTTCTAAGGGTACGCCCATTAATATTAGTCAGATGATTTCTTGTTTAGGCCAGACTAACGTAGATGGAAAACGAATTCCCTATGGTTTCGATAGCCGCACTCTTCCGCATTTCAACAAATTCGATGATAGCCCAGGCGCACGTGGCTTCATCGAAAACTCTTATATCTCGGGTTTAACCGCACCCGAACTTTTCTTCCACGCTATGGGTGGTCGTATTGGTCTTATTGACACAGCAGTTAAGACGAGTCAAACTGGTTATATCCAGAGACGACTTATTAAAGGTTTGGAGGACCTCAAGGTGGAATATGATATGACAGTTCGTAACAATAAGGGTAAAATAATCCAATTCGCTTATGGAGATGACGGGTTTGATTCTACAAAGGCGGAAAATCAAACGGTACCTCTAGTAGGAATGAGCACAGAGGATATTTACATGCACTATGATATTGTGGGAATCAATGACCAACACAATGATTTATTAGATATTTACGCGAAGGGGACAATTACGCGCTTGAAAAAACAGCGGCCAGCCACCAAGGAAAAGTGTATGTCTTATATTCAAAAGATGATTACGGGTCGTGACGAAATTGTGTTCAACATTTTCAAGAACAAGAATGATAATACAGTAAAGGTACCAGTTGCGTTCCAAAACATGATTGCAAACGCACAGGGTCAATTAAATCTCAACGCCAGTTCAATCGTTGACATTACTCCTCTGGAGGCATTTGAACTCATTGAAGAATATATGAATAAATTACGTGCTATTCATTATGCACCACCGACCGAACTATTCGAAATTCTGTATTATTACTATTTGACTCCAAAAGACCTCCTTGTCAATAAACGTTTTCACAAAAAGGGTCTGACGCTTTTGCTTGAAAATGTTGTCCTGAAATACAAACAGGCGATTGTTCATCCTGGAGAGATGGTTGGTGTTATTGCTGGTCAGTCGATTGGCGAACCGACAACGCAACTCACGTTGAACACTTTCCATTTAGCTGGTGTAGCATCAAAATCCAATGTTACTCGTGGTGTCCCTCGTATTGAGGAGATTCTGCGATTGACGAAGAATCCTAAGAACCCTTCGCTAACTGTACACCTAAAGCCACTTGACGAAGGGGAACAAGACAAGGCGACTCAATATGCAAATATGTTAGAGCATACGAAGTTGGTAGACGTCGTCAAGTCAGTACAAATTTGTTTTGACCCGAATGATAAGGCAACGAACGTGCCTGAAGACCAACTCTTAATGGAGCAATTTTACGAGTTCGAAGAAATGATGAAGCAATGCGCCGAAAATACAGCGGTTGATGGCCAACAAAAGTCGAAGTGGATTATTCGCATCGAGATGGACCCAGAGACACTATTGGATAAGAATATTACGATGGATGATATTCATTTTACGATTACAAATAGCTACAGTAATGACATTACATGCACATATTCGGATTATAATTCATCGAATTTGGTATTCCGTCTCCGTTTGAATAGCAATGCGCTCAATAAGAAAAAGCAAAAAGGCGTAGCAGAGACTCTCGATCAATCCGATGAGATTTATCTGTTGCGCAATTTCCAGGATACAATTATGAATAATATTGTGCTGCGTGGTATCAATGGTATCAGGAATGTGATTCCCAGAAAGTTACAAAACCAGCTTATTATGGATAAGAAAGTAGATGACCGTCTTATTCAAAAGGAGGATGGCAAATTTATTAAGAAGGATACATGGATTTTGGATACTACGGGTTCAAATCTTCTCGAGGTGCTGGCATTAGATTTCATCGACGGGTCTCGTACTTTCAGTAATGATATTAATGAAATATTTAATATTCTTGGTATTGAGGCAGCGAGACAAGTCATTTATAATGAATTCGTTGAAGTGATGGAATTTAGTGACGTGTATATTAATTATCATCATCTAAGTCTGCTTTGCGACCGCATGACTTCTACCAAAGGAATGGTGTCTATTTTCAGATCAGGTATTTTAAATGACGATATCGGGCCTATTTCGAAATCGACATTTGAGGTTCACACAGAGGTACTTTTGAAGGCATCCAGACACGCCGAGTTTGACCATATGCGCGGAGTTAGCGCTAGTGTAATGATGGGACAACATGGTTATTTCGGAACCGGCTCATTCAATCTTGTCCTTGATATGAAGGAAATGGAGAATCAGGAAGATGCGGAAGTAGATATGAAAGACGCAAATAGTGAAATCGAGAAAGAGTTCGGCGGAATGGAAGACAGGACAGACGTTTGCGCAAAAAACAATGTGCTCATTCAAAATAATTTGAGTGCTATAAAGCATACAGATGTAGGGGGTTGCGACGACGATTATGATATAGGTCTTTAATTAAAACACAATTGTGGATAAAAAATTATATTTGCATAATTTAGTAACATGATGAGAATGTTTTTTATTTTTGCATCATTCCTGTTTGTTTATATATACGTGTCTGTTTTCAAACAAAGTTATAAATCGGAAAAAAACGACATATTAAATCAAAGATTGTTTTCGTTAAACTTCTGTGGTTGGAATATTCTGCATATTATATTTAATTATTTGGTTTGCGTGTTTTTTAAAGTAAAATCGTTGACAGAATATTTATTAGTCTTTGCGATAGGCATAATTTGGTTTTTTGTGGAACAGATTGTGTTTATGCGTTATAACAAACGTATCAACCAAAATGTAAGAAACGATGCAAAATATGTATACTCATCAATTAGCCACCCGAGGTATGATGATATAATATTTAATCTCATTGGTATTTTATTATATTCAGCAACAAAACAGAGGCTAATCGCTAGTTAGAGCATATTCAAAACTATCGCGGACATTAATATGATAACTATCATTACGCATTGACCTTTTTTCATCGTCATCATCTATTTTAAATTTGAAATTTTCATAATCTGCCATAAAAAATGAGTATAAACATTGTACTATAGTATTCACTAAATTAAAAAACATTATATTATTGAAAGATATAATGTTTATTTCTTTTTTTGCGTTTTGTTTTTAGGTTTTGATACTGACAAGTTTTTTAATGTAGCCGCGCTTTTTGCCCTAGCCAATCTGACTTCGGTCATACCATTTTTACGATAAAAAATAGTAATTAGATCAGGGTACGTTTTTTTTAAATACTCAGCTGCCGACTTGTTTCGTTCATGGCGGTCTGTTCCAAGACCTCCCGGTGCATTAAATTTCGTCTTTGTCGTAACGTTATTATAACGTAAAACGCCGCCATCTTTTTTAAAATATAGAATCGACTGTTCATAATCTTCTTTCGTTTCCGCACCCTCGGATGGCTCCAGGTCTTTATCATGACGATTAATAAATCCTCGTAAAACACCAATAATAAATTTAAGGTCAGTAGTTAGTTTGGGTTTCATAAAAAAGGGGTTACGCACGGGGTAAATACCCCAAATATAAAGCCCATGTTTTTTTAAGTTATCGTAACCATCCCTAAAAAACTTATCTACGTTTTTGATTTTTAGTAGCCGCGTAGGCCCGTCCATTTTTTCAATCTGCTCTACATCATCATCTATCGATATTACGTATTGGTTTTGGGGGAAATATTTGACGATAAATTTACGCTGTGCAGTTATACCTTTGACACCGACAACGATTTTTCCGTAAAGTTCTTTGGGAACAGCCTTTTCGTATAAATCCCGTTCTTCATTATTTGCGACAAATATATGAATTTTGGAAGCCGCTACACCACCGGCCTTAAGAGTTTTCAAAGATTTATTTATTAATTCATTGGTGCGTTTATAAGATGGAATAGCAACGACGTAATCGGATGACATAGTATATTTATGTATATACTATGTGATTATATTATTTTTTATTTCGGCGATGCTTGGTTGCTCTCTTTCTTTTTGATTTATTTTTCCTTTTATTACTCTTCTTTGTTTTTCGTCCGCCGGAGTTTGTGGATCCGGTAATTTTTCTAGTAAAATCCCAGTCATATAACTGTAAACGTATCTTTTTAAATTTACCATCATTGTCTTGATAGGATACAAGGACCGCATCTTCACTTGAATAATAAGGGAATTTTTCTTTAACTGTTACTATAGTATCATTTGGTATTAATTGAACAACAGATCTTTGCGTAGACGCAAAGTACTCTTCTCCTACCTTTAACTCATTTATTGAAAATCGCCATCTTTCGCCTTCGTAAACTTTTGATGTGGCAATTACTGGCATAATATATATATGTACGCATAAAATTTTTACTAAATTCCATTACCTATTAAACATCTTCTTCAACGTACGATTATACCGCTCAAAATATTTTTTAGTTCTACCCATAGAATTTCGCCAAACGCGTTCTCGTAAATAACAAACAATCGAGAGTCGTATCGTTTCATCGTTCTCTTTTTTAATAGGTAAATTGGCATGGGGTTGATGAACATCCATAAATAAAATATCACCAGTGCGCACATCAACACCAATACCGTATTGAGGGAAGCAAGTTTCTCCGCCTTCATAATGCCCGCGCTCAATAACAGCTAAATTACCAAACCCCTCAATATCGTCGCCCTTATCTGTATGAACAGTCGTTTGATAATTTACATTGGTAGTAACAGTAGTAAAGGAGGTATTAGGAATTTTAAAATGAGTTTGGTTTGCTTTGCGCCGTTGGAGACGGTAGTGTTCAGGTGTTAATTTGGCATACTGATCGTCAATATCTTGAATCATAGGAATAGTTTTCTTATACTCTTCGGGATAGTCCATATTAAACCGGCATTCCCGAACGCTAATCTTGGGAGTTTTGTTTAATTTACGAAATATGATTTTTTGCGAGGCGGACCATTTATCAAAATAACCAAAAATATTGCTCATGACTTTAGGGTTTGTACCTAAGCCAATTTTTTTGGCACCAGAGGCATTACCACGATTACTACTTACATTTTTAGCAAATTTAATAATGTTATCATAGAATTGGTCAATATGCTCTTTATTTTTGATGGCGTTCTTTCTAAATGTCAATAATAACCTACCATCTTCAGTATAAACGTCGGTATCGTCTTTTATAATTAGAGGAATTTGCTCACGTTTAAGAAAAGTATTCATTCTTTTTTCCATGGCCGCGTCATCAAAATCTTTTCCTACATGATAGACTGTTACCGAACCCTTTTTTTCTTTTTTAATAATCATAAATATAAATTATAAGCATATATTATATTTATGAAAACGGGTTTTTTATCATTAAACTACCGTAATGTTTTGGCATATATTATAATAGTTTTTATAATAATCGTTATAGGATATTGTTGTTATAATAAAACTACTGAGACTATGTCAAATGAGTCAAACGTTGTATTTATTATACCGTCTAGTTCAAGAAATATGAATTTTGCGGATGCAGATTCGTGTTCATTGTTGAAAACATTATATTCATCACTGCAAAAATTAGACATATCAAATTATAAATTTATAATAGGTATTGATGATGATGACGAGTTTTATTTGAAACACATTAACGAATTAAAGGAACGCCTACCAAAAAACTTCCATTTCCACTTTTTCAATAACTTTGATAAAAGCTATGTGTGTATTGTAAATCAACTTGCTGCTGTCGCCATAAATGATTATGGTGCAGAATATTTATCTGTTTTTGCCGATGATTTGAATGTTTATAGTCTAGACCACATCAACAAATTTATTGACTATTTTAAAAACAATGGTTACATATGCCTTGGGTGGGCAATAGACGAAGGTAACGAAAGAATAGCTACGCATCCATTCTTACATAAAAAACACGTTGAATTATTGGGCTACTTTTATCCAAAGGAGATTAAAAACTGGTACTGCGATGATTGGGCTACAGAAGTTTATACGAAATTAGGCAAAATAATTAAAAGTGATAAACCAGTTTTTGCAAATACATTATTAGCCCAGGACGCAAACCGATATACTATTGCTCCTGTTGAAAATTTACAAGGATTAGTAGATTTTGCAGTTGACGTACTAAGTCAATAATTATTCGTCCAAAAGCATTAAAGCCATAGCTGCATAATTATGTAAATCCAACAGTGTATCTCTAATACCTTCATCGTTTACTAAATTTACGCCATTTTTTGTTATAGATAATGAACGCTGTATTTTGTCTTCTATACGCATTAAAACACCAATAACACCATATTTTGCAAACGCGTCTCCGTAATCGGCATTCTTACGGCCAAAAAGTTCAAGCGCATCAGACTGTATTTTTTTCATTTGCTCAATCCTGTTTATGGTCATTATAAATAACTAATATAAATTTAAACATTTATATTATTTTGTATACGTTTAATTATCTGGTACTATATTCGCGCAAGAAAGTATCAAAAGATACCAGACTCTTTTTATATTCCTCTTCCCCGCGAATTCCGCTTTCTACCATAGTCGAGAACCCACGTACTTCATTTAATCTAAGGGACGGTTTTACCATTTGATAAATAGGAACCGTGTTTCGCTCTATAACAATAGGACTGCGTACAAAATAATAGGCATCATCCGGAGACCCACCCAAAATGAGCCATTTTATATCGGTCAACATATTTTTGAAGGGCTTTTCGCAATATAATACAATGGGCAAATTCATTTTTGCAGCTAGCACCCAAATATCTAAATTGGTCAAATAATATTCTTCACTTTTAACGAGGGTTTCCATATCAACTATACCACCCTTTAATTTACGCACAAAATCTAACTTACCCTGTTTCATTAATATATCCTCAAGTTTAATACTATAATCTTCCCATAATAGAGCGTAAGCCTCCCATAATAATTCTTTAATTTGCGCTATAGAATGATGTTTTGATGTTCTCTCATATAGAATAATACCAAATAAGAAAAAACTACAATTTGGTTCTTTTTGTAGTACGATTTCCTTGGCAGTCTTTGGAAAAAGCTGTTTCCAATAACTTTCTGAATTTCCATATACATCGCGCGTTTCTTTTATACATTTAGTTTTCTCTTCGTCGATAGCGCCCAGAGTAGCTGTTTTTTTATTCATATCATAGACGTTCGTGTTCAAATAACTTTGACTATCGACCGGCTCTGAAAAATCATAGGTTATATATTTTCCTGCGGGATAAGGCAGTAGGTTCTCAAAATATTCGTTTGTTAATAGCGATTGTAATATAATAAATTCATCGGCATATATTTTATAATTTGTGCTACTAATATTTAAGTATACTTTGGGCTCAAACATAAAAGAACGTATGCGCTGATAACGGATAAATTCATCAGCCATTCTACCAAAATAAAGTTTTTCGTTATCTACGGTACTTACCAAATGTACTTTTGGAACAATCAATTTACATTCTTTTTCCTCATTAATAAGACAAAGTTCAGACTGGCCTTGGTCTTTGCCCTGGCTAATATCTAAATATTCATCTAATAATTCTTGTGGGACGCTTTCTACGAACTGAATACTAGACTTACATAGTTTTCTCAATAATAATTCCACATTCTTTATTTTTTCCAAATACGTTATGCTATCACTATTAATAAACTTCTGGATACGTTCTTTATAATTACGATTACGGAATTGATTCAAAAGAGCTCTTATGGTGCTCCTAAATGTGTTATAAATTTTAGTTTCTAGAGTAATATTTCGAATCATGGATGTACGAACCGGGTCGCTTTCTTGTCTAGAGGCCAAGGCTTTATCCGCCAAAGTAAGATTAGTACCTTGAATTTCTTCGATTCCATCTTTTTCAACATTCTCAGCAGGAGGAAAGACTTGAACGAATTGATTCGTATCAACTATTACGCCTACTATCATATTATTTTCAATTAATTTAAAAAGTGGCGCGCATGGTAATTTAAGTTTTTTCGATAAATGAGTTAATTCGTCTCGTGTTACGCGATAATCACTCCATACATTTGATTCCATAGACACTATAGCAAAACCATCAAGCTGCGCGGAAGGAAAACAGGGCACAAAAACCCCTTTTTCTCCAGTGGGTTTAGTAATTGTTAGGCCTATTATTTTGCCTTGATAATTCATTACTTGACTACCAATAGAATAACTGGCTTTCTGTAGTACATCAGCAAGTTGTTCGGCAGTTATATTCTTTTTAAAATGGTATACTTTTGGCATACTAGGTAAGGCGCTACAATATTCATTCATGGAGTTTTTAATAGCGACAAATGTTTTTTTAACATTTTTCATAATATTATCTTCATGGAAGGACTTTTTAATAATGATTTTGTTTTCTTTGAGTTCGTACTGATAAATGGGTTCATAGAAACTATCATGTTTTAATAATAAAATACTGTCTTTCAAAGACGAAAAATGATTTTTGGAATACGAATTCGTAGGACACAAAATCTCTACTTTATCGGTAATGTCATTATTGACTATTGTAAAAATAACAAGATTGAATCCTCTATCAAAAAGTGCGGGATTTTTTGTGGTTACTACGTCCCATAAATAAGTATGATCAATAGTCGAATTTTCATCCCTTATAAAAGTCAAAAAATTTTCAAATGCGCTTATTGTATCTTCCAAAAAATCATATTGTGCTTCATTGGAGGTGTCCAACGATTTATAAAACTCACTACTAGAATATTTACCAATGACGTCGGCACCCAGTTTTGTGCGCCCTAGCTTTGTTTTAAATACGGAAGGTAGAGAACCATTATTATACTTTAAAAACATATCTATAGTGATAGACTTCGCCAAAATATCTCGCATTTCTGCTATAGTTGGTAGCGCAATACCCTTTTGGGATGCATAAATATCTGCCAAACATCCAACTAAAGACTGTTTAATAGACTGTTCTACGCCATATCGCAATAACACCGGCATATCGTTTTTAATAAGAGCCGGATTATTTTTAGTAATTATTTTTGCATGATTTATGCTAAAAAACCGTTCGACAGAAGGAGGTAAAAATCCAAATCTATATTGTTTCAAATACTTATCAAACCCCACGATATAGAGAACATTTTGCGCTTTATTTGGTGCCTCGGGTTCGACTTGTGCATCTGGATTTTCGCATTGTTGACGCCTGGTTTTGCGTATGTCGGAGTTCCAATTGCTATAGCAACAAGGAACGCAATGCCCGTCTTTATTGGAGCCGGCTTCGCGGAAACCGGGATGATGTGTAATATATTCCCCTTCTTTATTTTTATGATATTTATCTTCTGTGAATTCATATACGTATGCACCCTTTGGAATAATTTTTTCGTTTTTTGGTATGATAGTACCGC